AGTACACTCAAGCGAGTGGAAAATGGAAGCCCTTAACAGATAATGCTGAAGGTGAAGAAATAGTCTATTCTCATATGAAAATATGAGCAGTTATAAACGGTATAGAAGTTGCGATTCTATATGAATACAAATTTATAAAAAGCCGAAGTTACAAGATATGATATTTCCTACGGGAACAAAGTATTAATTGAACTAATTCCTGCGATGGGATATATATACGATGCTACTCTAGCTGAGTAAATATTAAAATAGTTTTTTTAGGGATAGATATTAATTAAGGTTCGAAACTTAATTAATATTGATAAGTAGTAATTCCGATACTACTTCCCTAAATTACAATATTTCGGACAATAAAATTACTACGGAGGTGGTTAGGTGTCAAATCCATATACATATTATAATATTAAAGAATATATTAACGATTCAATTACTGGAAATAGTTGTGAAATTATTACCAGCGAAGAAGAATTTGACAATGAAAAAGTTAAACAAAATAAATCTTCATCTAGAGTAAAGATTGTGGTTAAATGTAAATGTACAGTACCTTTTGATGTAGATTTTGGACATTTTAAACTAAGAGATAAGAAACAATGTAATGAATGTGCAAACTTAAAACGAAAACAAACTAATGTAGAAAGATATGGTTTTGAATCTCCAATGCTTAATAAAGAAATTGGAGATAAAATTAAGAAGACAAATATGGAGAGATATGGTTTTGAACGTGCTTCTCAAAACGAAGAAGTAAAACAAAAAATAGCAAATACTACATTTGAGCACTATGGAGTTAAATATACTGCACAGGACAAAGAATTAAGACAAAAACAAATTAATACTTCACTTGAAAGATATGGTGTTCCGTACACTTTTATGAATGATGATGTTAAAGAAAAAGCAAGAGAAACATTTCAATTAAAATATGATTGTGATTATCCAATGCAAAATCAAGATATTAAAAATAAAGCTATAGAAAGTAATTTAAAAAATTATGGTGTTGAATTTGTATTATCTAGTGATGAAATTAAAGATAAAATTGAACAGACTAATTTAGAAAGATATGGTTTTAAAGTAGCAGCACAATCACAGATTGTCAAAGATAAAATTGCTCAAACAAACTTAGATAGATATGGGTCTATTTATGCTATGCAAAATAAAGAAGTATCTGCAAAAGTTAGAGCAACGCTAAACAAAAATGGTACTGCTCCCTGTAGTAAACAACAAGCATATGTTCATAGTATAGTAGGTGGAGAATTAAATTATCCTTATTATAATGCATCATTAGATATAGCATTTCCAGAAGAAATGATTTATTGTGAATGTGATTTTGGTGGACATTGGTTGTCTATTAAATTGGGTGGATTAACTCAAGCAGAATTTGATAAAAAGCAAAGAAATAGATGGTACTCTTTATTTCGTTCTCACTGGAAAGAAATTCGTATAATCTCAACCAAAGACCTAATCCCATCAGATCAAAAACTTCTAGAAATCTTATCATACGCACGTACATATATAAATCAAAACCATCATTACATAAAATTCGACATTGACAATTCAAAAATAATTAATTCTCAAGGCGAATTTGATTATGATTTTGGCGAACTAAGAAAAATCAAACCAATAGATATCCAAATTAAAGAAGTAATCTAAAAACAATAAAATAAACAATAAAAACAATAAATAAAAAGGGTTAAAATAATGGAGGGAATAAATAATTATGGCAATTGACATGAACAGTCGTTCAAAGGTAAAAAACTTATGTGATTGGAACATCTCATGGGAAAGATATAGTATGGACGGAGATGAATTCATAAAAGCAAATCAGACAGTATACATCCCAAATATGGAAATCGAAACACAAGTGCAAAATAACAATCTCTTCTTCATCGGGACAGGGGACGGATCACACGCCCGTTGTTACATAGAAAATCCAGAAATGAGAGAACACCTTGGTTTTGACAATAAAGAAGAAAAAAGAACTCAATTAATTCTAAGCGATGAAAAATGCAAAGAAATATTTGAATACAAAACATTCAGCACTTTCAAAAAACATGTAATTGAAAACATTATCACAAATCAAGAAAAATCTAAAATAGTTAATTATGCTAAGAAAAATAAGATAAATGACTATGACAAAATCCAATACTTAACAGAGTACACAAATCTCTCATTTAAAACTGACAGTCCAGATGATAAAGAATAAATATAATAATTTAAATCAAATCGAGGTGATATTAGTTTGGGAACTTTACTCCAAAAAATATATGATAAATTTTTTATAAAAGTATCAGATGTGGATTTTACTTACAAACAAGATTTAGTTTTTGAGTTTTTTGAAACTGCATTAGGGTATAGTTACAAAACTACACCACATGATTTAAGTTATACTTTGTATTCTAACAATGCAGTTTTGATAGTCTATGACGTAATATCAAATAGTGGAGATATTACTCTTCAAATTAATTCTGATACATATACAATTGCTCTATTAAACACAGATACTAAATTACAAATTGCAACAAAAATAAAATCTGCAATAGAATTAAATTATACAGTTTCATTAAATAATATTGAGAATCCAATGTTAACAATTACAAAAACAGATATAGATAATATTATAGTTACATTTATTGATACAGATAAAACTAATTTTAATTTAGCTATAAGTAAAACATATGATGGAATAACAATTTACAATTTAGATATAGATGAAATTGAATTAATATCATTAAATATGAAAAAATCATATTTAGAGTATTTATTAAAACCATTATCTCGTTTAAAAACGACTATTGGAACAAAAGATTTTAATCGTTTATCAAATAAAGTGGATGAATATAAGGTTTATTCATTAATGTTGGATAATTTAAAGGAAGAAATTGAAGATTTTAGGCAAGAATTTTACTCTTATGTAAATTCTTAATAAGTTGGTGATAAAAATTGAATAATGTTAAAATTAGTAACAAAAATATAAATAACAATAAACAAATTCTGATTAAAACACCAAGTTGCGAAATGACTTTTGAAAATCTATGCAAGAAAGAGTATTTAAAAATAAATAATCTAATGCATATGATTGAGAAAGAGTTTGGTATTTCTTTACATGATTTTCCAGAATTAAGAGGAGAGATTCTTAGTATAAGCAATTTCATCAAGAGAATGCCTAACTATGAAAGGGAAATTATGTAATTAAGTAATAATTCATTAGAAATATAAATTAAGAAAAGGAGGAAAGAAAATGGGATATAGTGATTCTAAATTTAACAAAGTATCAGAAGTAGAACTAAGCAAACTTGATAATACTCCTAATAATACTGGCATTCAATTAATTGAATCAAGAAGTTTTACAGAAACAGCAGTATCCGGTACATATGTGGCAACAGTGGTTATTCCTGCAAATGCTATAGTGCTTGATGTAATTTTCAAGAATTCTGTAGTATGGAATAATAGTGGAACAGCCACACTAAATGTAGGCGATACTGAGGATGCAGATGGTTATATTGTAAATGTTGATGTAAAGACTGCTCCTGTAGCAGATGTAAATGGTGCAGGTGGAATTTCGTCCAGAGCGAAAGACACTGGAACTGGTGCATATAAAGGTTTATTTAAGAAATATACTGTTAGTGGGCCTGTTACTGCGACTATAGTGACAACTGGTGCAACAGGAACAGCAGGACGTTCAAGTTTATATGTAATATATGCAATGAATCAAACTGTAGTAAATGCAACTAAAGCGTAAATAAATAAAATATACTAAAATAATAAATAATTAAGAGGAGTGATTTAATAATGACAAACTTTATCGGGCGTTCACTAACGGCAAATATTCTCGAACAAAATGTTTCATTAGATATGGCATTTATTAATCTTATTGTAAACGACTCAATTAATACGGTTACAATTTCGTTTGATGTGGTTTCAGCTTCGGCAGGAGGAAATTTAATGACCCTAAAAGCAGGAGAATCTAGACAAAATATTGCTGTGCCATTTACTAAATTATATTATAAAGCAAATGTTGACACTTCTGCTATTAGAATTGAAGGTTTGGCAAAAGCTGAATAATTATTGTTTATAACAAAGGTGTGATTTTTAGTGGATGTTAGAAAAAAATGGATAAGTGATAGTTCTGATTATTCTTCTAAAGAAGAAATAATATCTGATGTAAAATCAAATTATGATATTCGCAGATATTATAGTGCAGAAGGTAAAAGTGTGATAATTGATGATGTTGTAACACAAGTTATAATTCAATCACACTTAAATCCTTTAAATAGAGATAAAGTTGATAATATTATTCATATGCCAATTGAGGCAGTTGCTAATACTGGATCTATAGTGGAATGGGAAAATGATAAATGGATTATTGTTAGCAATATTAATGATTTACAAGCATATAAAACCGCAAGTATGATTAAATCTAACAACACCCTAAAATTCTACTCAAACAACATAAATGATTCTACTCTAAATACATTATATCAAATTCCATGCGTTGTAGGTAAAGGAAATATAGGTTTAGATGTAAATAAGTTTATGTCTTTAGCATCGGATGAGTATTTAATCGTATGTCCTAGTAGTGTAGATAGTTTAAAGATTGATTTAAATACAAGGTTTATATTGAGTGGTAGTGCTTATGCTGTTTTAGGAGTTAGTAATATTGAAAATGTTGGGTTGCTAACTATTAGAATTAAGGAAAATTCTATTAGTGCGGATGATAATGAAGATTTGGGGATTGCTAACTATTATTCTCATCAAGTTGTAAAAGAAATTTACATTTTAAATGGAACCGAAGCATCTTTGCTTTATACAAATGCAACTCTACAACTCAGTATTTTATGTAAAGAGAATGGTGTAATTGTTAGTAATCCTATTGTTGCTTACTCCTCTGCAAATTTAGGTATTGCAACTATTAGCAATACGGGGTTAATAACTTGTGTCGGAACTGGTGATGTAATAATTGTTGCTAATTTTGGTAATGCAAGTGCCAGTATTACTATTCATGGGAACATAAATCAGATTGATAATTACAACATTGTAATTACGCCGACAGATTCTACTTTAAAATTAAGCAGAAGTATTGAGTTAACTGCCTCTGCCATGAATAATGGCATTGTTGATTTGACTAGATCGTTTGTGTGGAGTATTTATAATTTAGACGAAAGTTCTAGTATCTATGCAAATATAACTCCAAACGACAAAACTTGTACAGTATTAGCAAGTAGTTCATCAAGTGCATCTAATAAATATATTATTGTTAGGGCTTCACTGTCCTATGATTCTTCTATTTATACAGAAAAACAAATAAAGATAATTAATCTATTTTAATAAAAATTTATTTGGAGGTAATATGAGAAAATATACATATATTGAAGTTTTTAATATTTTTAAAAATAGCATATATGAATTAATTACAAGTGAATATACAAATGTTGTTACAAAATTAGTATTCAAAGACAAAGATGAATATTATTATAGTCAAACATTAAATAAATTTATTCATAATCAAATTCCTCCAAAATTTCATATTAGTAATATTTTTACATTACAAAATATTAAATTGTATTTACAGATTAACTTCCCTGAACATGAATTATTAACTGATAAATATATAAGTAATACATGCGAGATTCTTTTAAAGGACAAAGAAGGTTATTTATATTCTACTACATTAGCAAGATTACTTCATTCTACTATTCTACATAAGGTTCACTATTCTAATGAGTTTAGTCTTGACAATATAAATAATTTTCTAAAAATATCCAACACTACTTTAATTGTTTTGAATACAAGTTATGAAAAAAATTTAAACCTAATCGATTCTGATGGGTATCTTTATACAACGTCATGGAACAAACTACAATCTGGAAGACTGCCAATGTTTGTACATTCTTTAAATATTCATTCTCATAGTAACATAAAAATATGGTTGGTTAAGAATAATAAAAAATTCGAATTAATTGATAATATTTATATTGACTCTATAAAAAAGTTAAAATTCAAGTGTTTAAAGTGCAACGAATTTTTTTATAGTGCATGGAGAGATATTAAGGATGAGTGTGGTTGCCCATACTGTTCAGGACATCAAGCGGGTTTAAGTAATTGCCTCGCAACTCTAAATCCCGAATTATCAAAAGAGTGGCACCCAGTTAAAAACGGTGTGTTAACGCCTTTTGATGTAATTACAGGAACCAGCAAAAAAGTTTGGTGGATATGTAGTGAATGTAGTCACGAATGGCCATCTACTGTAAAAAATCGCCACGATAAAAATTCTGGTTGCCCAGAGTGTAGTAAATCCAAAGGCGAAAAAAGAATTTCTAAAAATTTTATGTTAAAAAATATTCTTTTTATGCCACAAAAAGAATTTGAAGGATTAGTAGGAATAAACAATGGAAGTCTTTCTTATGATTTTTATTTAAAGCAATACAATTTACTTATAGAATATCAAGGAGAAATGCATGAGAGATTTTGCAAAGGTATTCATAAGACTAAAAAAGACTTTGAAAAACAAGTTGAACACGACAGGCGCAAGAAAGAATATGCATTGAAAAATAATATTAATTTTCTTGAAATTTGGTATTGGGATTTTAATAAGATTGAATCTATTTTAGATGGATATCTAAACTCCTTAAAGGATGTGTTGTCTATTGCATAAGTATTATTAATTTGTATCAAGGGGGTTAAGAATTGCAAAACTATGGTCAATCATTAACTGAAATCAAGAATCAAATTGTTAGAAAGATTATTAATAATGTAGGTATTGTTAAAGCTTTGATTATCCCAGATAAAGATTTCTTGGATGTAATTCCTACTTTAGAACAAAATATTATTTTAAATAATCCTGATGTGTTGATAAGACAACAGATAATGCTAACAAATAATATTACCGCAAAGACAAATAAAGATTTACCGTATATCACATCAATGTATGTTGATTTTAAAAAAACTAGTTTAACATATCAATCAGGACTTGTTTATTTCTACATAATTATTCCCAACAGTTTAGAAATAAGCGACTATGGTATCAGATATGACTATATTGGAGATGAGCTAGATAAAATATTTAGTGACAGAGGAATAGGTAAATTTGAGTTTGTTAAACGTAGTGATATGCCAATTGATGAAAATTTTATTGGGCATTACATAGTATTTAAAATACTTGATTTTAGTAGTTGGTAAATATTATGGATAAATATAATTTGTATCTTAAAGCACAAAAACCTATAAAATTTTATGATGTTTGTATTATTAGTCAGCCAAGTTTTGAAGAAATTCTAGAATTTGGAATAGAAGAATTTGAAAAATTGCTTTTACCTTATTATATTACAATCGATAATATTTCTGAAGAACTAACAGATGAACAAAAGGAAGGAATCGCCAATTTCGATTTATTATGTAGTTCGGAAGAATTTATGTCTTATTTAATTTCATCATTAGAATTTTTTTGTAAAGCTAAGATTGATTTTGATGACAAAGGAATATTTTTCAAAGGATTTAATGGTAGGCTGAATAGGGATAATTTTGATGAGCTTGCAAATTCTATATTGAAAATATGTGGGAGAGAACGTCAAAAAACAGAAAAAAAAGTTTTTGCAAATGATATTCAAAGAGATATATGGGAAAAACTACAAGCTGGAAGAAAACGGTTTGCCTCTAAAAACGAATTAAAATTAGAGGATGTTCTTAATGTTTGTGAATTTGGTGGTAAGTATCATATCCCGATGGAAATGATAGAGAGATGGTCTTTATGGAGAATAATCAATTGCTATAAAACCATTATGGGAATTAGTAGTTATGAAGATAGTTTTAGTATTTATCTAATTTCTGGAGAAAAAGATTTAATTGAAGGCAAACATTGGACTGAAACAATAAGAATTGACTACAAACCACAAGAATAATGAGTTGTATAAACTCTTTATTATATAACTAATAAATAATTATAATACAGAAGGAGGATAATAAAAATGTTATATGGGATTAAAGACTCTGCAAATTTACAAATCATATCTCAATTAACTTCGAAGCCTGTACTTTATAGCAACTATGCCAAAACTAGTTCAATTGATTTTACATCGGACGCCGTATACGCCTACAACAAAACAACCAAGGCGATTAGATGGGACAAAAATCGTGAAGGTACCTTTAAAACTGAAATGGAAATTTTTGAAACTAAGATGTTATCAATTCTATTTGGTACTTCAATTTCTAGTAAAACTATGTCTATCGCAAAAAGAGAAGTCCTTGCAGTTCAAGCAGGAGGTGCTGGAGCTAGTCTTTTGGTAGCCCCGAAAGCTGGATCTTTAGCTATATTTACGCTAAATGCGGATATGGTTTCTCAAGGCGTAGAACAAACGGCAGGAACTCCTGCGACTACTCCAAATACATACTCTGTGAGTACATTAGCCCTAACATTCAACGCAACTACTTTTGCTAATGCCGGATATGTTGTTGCTTATTATTTAGTCGATTCTGCTGTTAGTAGTTTTACTGTAGACAATGTGAGCTTTCCAGGTGGATACAAAATTTATGCAGATAGTGCACTAAGAGGAACAGATCAAGCAGATAAATTCGTTCAATATCAATTACTTAATGTTAAGCCCAAATCAAATGCTTCTATCACGATGGACAGTGATAACGTATGTAAACTCTCTATCGAGTGGGATATCCTTGCAGATAGTGCTGGTAATATGATGCACTATGTAGAGGTCTAATAGGAGGATATATTATGGTAAAATTTGATGAAGTAAAATTATTTTATACTTGTTTTGCAAATCCACCAGAAGGTGTTTATATGAATAAAGTTTATCGTATCATTAAGAAAGATGGTAAGTTATATTTTACAGATGGCACTACAGAATTTGTTGGAGAAGAAGAATACATTAAAATGTTATTCAGTCCTCAAGACGTAAAGATTTCTTGGGAAGATGTTGATTTTACCGATGAAGTAAAAATTACTAAAATGTTTGATAAGAAATAAATAAATATGGTTTTTTATAGGTCAGGCCAGATTTATAAGAGTAATTAAGAGAGGCTGTGATTCTGATAAACAGTCTCTCTTCCCATTTATTCCTTTAATCAGAAGGGGGAAGATGCTAATGTCAAAAAGAAATACATATGAATACGTCAAAAATGTAATAGAAGTTGAAACTAATATTGGATGGAAATTATTAAGTAAAATGTACATAAAAATAATCTAAACTTGTATATGCTTTGTGATAAAGGACATCCCGTACATATATCTTTTTCAAATTTCATTTCTGGATGTCGATGTAAGCAATGTTATTTAGATAAACTTAAAGAAATAAAAAAGTCAAAACCTAAAATAATAAATTCTGACGCTAGAGTAACCAGGAATATTTATGGATATGCCGATTGGGTTTATTCTGTTTTTGAGCGTGACAACTATACGTGTCAAAATTGTGGAGAAAAGAAATATGGTGATCTTAATGCTCATCATTTAGATGGATATAATTGGTGTATAAGTCGTAGAATAGATGTGACTAATGGGGTTACACTTTGTACGGATTGTCATAAAGAATTTCATCATAATTACGGATACGGGAATAATACCGAAGAACAGTTTATATCTTGGTCAATGGATAATGAAAATAGTATATTTGATATTGATGAAGTAAAGAAAGAATCAGTCTTTAAAAATCGTCCTCCTAAAAAACAGACTATAGGAACTAAAGAATATGCTAGAAAGTATTATTTAGAAAATAACCAAACATATTCAGAAGAAGATTTGGATAATATTTTTGATGAAATTATGACAGAATATCCTAATCCAGAAAATTTTACTACAACTAAATTTAAGGATGTATCTGGCGTAAACCCCATGAGTTTTACGGGAGTTTTTAAAATGCCTTGGATAGACGTATTAGATAAATATGGTAAGAAAGATGAAGTATTCAAATATATTTGTGATGAATATCTAAATAATTATTATAAAGAATATAACTGTAGTTTTGAGGTATTTATTGATTTACATAAATATATTTCGCAGGATTTAATCAAACAATATACAATAGAAAAAATTAAAGATTCTTGTGGATTTAAAGGATCTCACCAACAACATAATTTTGAAGGATTAAAAAGAAATTTATATGATGTAAAAAATTCTTTAAATAAAATACCTTTCTTTAAAGAATTTATGGAATTGACAAGTATTTCTCTGTCATCATATTATAATTACTTTAGTACTAATAGTTATGATGAATTCATATTAAATTTCATAGATAATAAGGATGATTTAAAAGAATACGAGAAAAACAAGAAAGATAGAATGATTCAAATTTCAGCTATAGGCGGTAGGAATTCTGGATATACAGATGAAGAAAAAGAGGTAGAATTTAGAAGAGTATTTGATGGTTATTTTATTAAAAATGATAAATATCCAACTAGAAGAGAGTTTAATGATCTTTCTAAGTATTCAGAAAAAGCATATATGAAGAAATGGAAAATTAGTTGGAATAAAGTAAAAATAAAATATGGATATCCAGCATAAAAACAAAAACAATTATAAACATTTGCAAAGTCTATAATTGTTCCCAATCACTCATCCCATAAATAAGAGGAAAGACAGACAACCAAATTGTCTTTCTTTCCTCTTATTTTTTACTATTTTATATCCTATCTACTAATCTAAAGTCAAACCAACCAATAATCCAAACCAAACCAAAACAAAAATCTAAAAAATAAAAGAAAGGGTGAAAACAAACAATGACAATCTTAATAGAAGATGATTTAGGTCATCAAATACCACAATATCAAAATGCACTAGGAACAGCATTTGAACCAGTAAAAGGTGCTAATGGTGGAGTAAATGTAAATCTATCAGCAGGAGCAACCACAACAGCAATACTTCAATCTGCAGTATCAGCAACTTCAAATGGTGCAATTTTAGATGTTTCTGGCATGTCTACTTGTATTTTTGACATTCAAGGAACATTTGTCGGAACAATAACTTTTGAAGGATCTACAGATGATTCAGTTTGGTATCCAATTAATACAACTCAAATGGGAGGAAATGTAATTGCAACAACTGCAACCGTAGTTGGATTATATAGATCAGTTGTTACAGGATTAAAAAGTGTTAGAGCAAGAGTTACTTGGGCATCTGGAACTAGTGTTACTGTAAAAGCTAGGACTACTCCGTTAGAAGCACCTAGTAAAGTTGTTAATGCTACTGTAGTTGGAAGTTTAGTGAATAATCAAACGAGCGTTGTAGTTACAGCAAATACAAATATACTTACCGCAAATTACACATCTACAAAATACTCAAAATCAGTTTTACAGGTAATGACAAATACAGCAGGGGTTTTATCTTTGGTCGTAGATGGTGTTTCTGGCACATTAAATAGTGGGATAAATTTAGTTGCTAATGCATGGTATGAGTTTGATATATCTTTGCTTTCTGGGTTAACTTATAACTTGAAATTGTCTGTAGGAGCAACAATGCAAGTTAAATGGCAGGTGATTTAATATGGGTAATCCATTACAAGGGGCTGTAACTCCTGCACAATTTGCTACGCATTTGGCTGAAACTGCGAACTACTTAGAAAACGTATTTTCCACTAATGCAGTAGCAAACGTCTATAACCCTAGCATTGCCGTAAATGGTAAAACGAGCTTATATTCGTGGGGTGGGATAATTGATAATGTAGACTCTGCCCTATTGGGGAAGATGCCTGTTTCGGCAGGACAAACATACACAATATCCATACCTAACACAGAAAATGGAATTGACCCTGTATTAAGATGTTACGATAATGGCTTAGTTTTTATTGGCAATAGTTCGGCAGTTTCAACTTATCCCATTGCTACTGGGATAAGTGTTACGGCAATTGTAAACGCTGATGGTATGAAGCAAATAACCTTTACATTATCCTCTATTTCGCCTGTTGCTTTTGTGGAAAGTGTGATTATATTCCCGAATGCGACACATACTGTTGATGATTTCAATAGGATTAAAAACTCTATCGTTGTCCAAATAGGTAGTGCATATATAGCGTCAAATGAGTCGTTAAAGGTCGCTTCAATGCCTACAGAGTATAGCAATGTACTGAATGACGTTCAATCTATAAAGGGTTCGCTTAAAGTTATTAAAAGCGGTAGTAACATATTCCTTAGAACTCCTTGGGATGCTACAAACGATCTTATAGAGCAAATATCCCTTGTTCTTTCTACGGTAGTCTTTGGGAGTAATCAATCTTTCGAGTTTAATAAGTATGCACTTGTGGCAAAGACAGTAGCCGATGCAGATATTCCAACAGCAGCGATGACACTGTTAAAGGATAATCTTGATAACATTGCTCCTGCTAATTATAACGGAACTTATATTGGTGCAGGGCATGGCACTAACTCTGTTCAAAAAATAACCGTTACAGCACACGGCAAGACCGTTCAAGATGTCGGCTCTGAATGGACGGATAGCGGTGGAACAAAGTTTTATATCATACGGATTGTCGATGCTAATACTTTGTGGATGCTCTCTGAAAATAGTTCGGTCACTGATATTTGGGCATTCGCAAATATCGTAGGTACTACCTTGACTCACTCAGCAAGTGCAACCCATACAACAGCAATGACTATAACCACTAATGTTGTTTCCCAACTTTGGCCTTCAATTAAAAATCAAGTTAAGAAATTGCTATTGAATGGTAAGACTGAAATAACCCTTAATGGAGTTTATTATTGTGACTACTTAGACGTAGTACACACCTATGATATTACTGATACTCCTGCGTTACTGGCGTTTGTGAGGGCAAGTGTAGGAGGTGCCGTACAACCCGACTTCACAAGTCTAGCCATTACTGATAGTGCAAGAGTGGCTATTAACTACAGGTTTGGCGATAACGGATCATGCACCATTTCGCAATCACTAAGACTCAATAAAAATATCACAATGGGTTATCTTGGGTTTATTCAGTCAAGTCCTTTACCGATTCCAACGAGTGGAACATTACAACAATATGTACCAAAGACATTGCCAACAACCGTTAATTCAGTGTTGTATAACTTTAAGACTATTCAGGACATTACAGCTTTAGCAAATGCCATTAATATGAGTTCGGCATGGTGGGAAGATGCCAATTCCCCCCCTGACAGATTTATTCAGTTTGCCAAAACATCAGGTGGGGCGAAGAATAATAACTTTGGTTTTATCCTTGGTTATTGTCCAGAGATTGGGCTAGGTGTACCTACCACAAGGAAAACGAAAGCTAATGCAGACGCTTTTAATCTATTTACATCTAAGAAGCAATATCCTAAGGCTGTCGCAGGTGCGAGTGTAGATTATCCATATCCTTATACAGTAAATGCAAACTCTAATTTTGATATTGTCGCTTTTAGATGTCCCATTAATTACAATCTTGATCCAACGGCAACCAATATGTCTTGGTACTATGTCGGTGATACTATCTACTTGATGCTTGACTATCATGTTGATCTTAACAAGGTACTCGTATTACCTCAAAAGTTTGTAGGAAAAACAGTAACCGTTGTTGAAAAGTCGGCAAACTTTACGTTAGGGAGTACAATAGTAACGCCTGACGGTATCGCAATTAGCGTAACGGGTGGATACGGTAGTGCAATCCTAAAGATAAACTAGTGCGTAGTTGACAATAAACTACGACAAAAGCAAATATAAAATATTACAAAAGAGAGTGCGATTTGCACTCTCTTTCTCTATGTGTAAAAAGGAACGAGGAGATATATTGGATTATTATGGTATAATATATTCGGCAAAAAATTTAACAAATAATAAAAGATACATCGGTCAAACTACATGTACTCTAGAAAAAAGGAAAAAGGAGCATATTAATTCTGTTAGTAAACAAAAATTTACATTCCAAAAAGCAATGAAGAAATACGGCATAGAAAATTTTTTATGGGAAGTCATCGATTATGCAGATTCTCCTGAAGAACTTGATTATAAAGAAACATACTGGATTGATCACTTTAACACTTATGGGCATGAAGGGTATAATATGACCATTGGTGGTCAGAAAAACCATACACCATCAAAAGAAGAACGTATTGAATACTTACGTACAAAACATGACGATAGAATATTTTTAGTATTTGATAAACTTGGTAACTTCATTGAGGAATCAGACAATAGATTTTTATTTTGTGTCGAAAACGATATGACCACGGGGGATCTTAATCAATCATTAAAAAATAGAAGACCTTCTGTTGGTGATTATATTCTCATTTATAAAGATAAATTTACAGAAGAAAATCTGAAAAACAGAATTAGTAAGGTAAGGAATACTAAAGATTTTGTAGTATTTGATAAAAATAATAATTATTTAGGGTGTTGGAACAATCAAACTCGTTGTTGTGAAGAAATAAATATTAGTACCAGAGGTATTCAAAGGCAACTAAATGAAAACGCAAATAGAGACAACCTTCGTAAATACAAAATTTATTATATAGATGATACACCTGACAATCTTAAATCTTTTATGAACAAATAAAATATAGTAAAGGCATAATCATATATTTGGTTGTGCCTTTGTTTTGATATGGAGTGAGATAAAATTAATTACATACATGCATATGATTTGTCAATGGAGTCAACAGGATTTTGTATATTTGATGAAAATATGAATCCAATTTTAATTGATTCTATACAAACCAAGAAAAGTCAATCTCATGGTAAAAGACTCAAAGTAATTTATGATAAATTAATGGAATTAAGAGATAAATATCCACCAAAAGTAATTGTAATTGAAAGAGGATTTAGTAGGTTTAATATGGCAACTCAGGTAATTTATCGGGTCCATGGTGTAACAAACTTGTTGTTTTACGACTGTGATCAGATATACTACCCTCCTAAAACCGTCAAAGAGGCAATATTAAGTGGAAATGCTACTAAGAAACAAGTGCAGGAAGAGATTAAGAAAAGATATCCTGATGTGGTTTTTAAGAATGAGGATGAATCGGACGCATACGCTGTTGGATTAACACATTTTATTAAGACTGGGAAGTTAGAATGGGTTAAGAATGTTGTGGTTAAGGAGAAGAAAGTTAGAGTTAAGAAGGAAAGTTAATGGAAGTCAAAGTATGAATGCTGTTGCAAAATCATTTAAAGTGGGACGTACTAGATTATTTGCTTTCTTGCGTGATAAAGATATTTTAATGGTTATGGGTTTCTGGTATAATAGATAGGATAAGGAGTGATTAGATAATTATGATAATTGAACCTAAAATTAAGAAAATTGAAATTTCTACTAATACTACTGGTCTTAAAATATTATGCGACAGATATCAAATAAATCTTAAATTAGATGGTAGAAAAATTCCTTGGTTAGTTGAAAAGTTTAATGAGAATGGATTTAAAATAGAATATAAAGCACTTGTGCAACTTTTGAACAATCGTAGTGATTGGAGATTAATTTATGCTGTGGGATTATGCCAGATATTTGAAGTAAGAATTGGAGATTTGTTTTATTTTGAAAATGATCAAGAGGAAAGAATAGATATAGATTTTCTTTAATGAATGGATATTATTAATATCATTTTCTATATTGACAGAATCACTTTCTCTATCTATAATAGTATTAAGGGATTGATAAACAATCACCTGAAAATATTAGAGTAGAGGGGATACATAAAATGAAAAGAATGATTTATGTGGTAAAAGACCAGAATAATCACTTTGTTCGCAGGGATTGCTTTAAGAAAATAGATGGTGATAATTTGTATATTTCTTATAGAACTTTCAGTGAGGAATGTAGAGGATATATAGGATTTGAGGCGTGTAATGATGTGCTCAAGGCTTTAGAATTAAAAATTGGTAATATTGGGTTAGATGTTAGATTTGGAGTCTCAGAAGTTGATTTAGATGAAGTTATTTTAATACATAATGAATTTGTTGGTAGTGGAAGAGTGGATAATATGGTTATTATTGACTTAGACGAAGTTGGTTTAGTATGGGAGTAATTATTGAGTTTCCTTGTAGGGATTATTATTGTGATGATGAGTATGAAGATTATTATGCTGAAGAAGAATATGAGAGTTGGAATTATGATAATGATTGTGGTGTTGAAATTCTAAAAGAGAATTGGGTTAGAGGTTTTGTTAGGAAATGTTTGATGTTTGTTTTAATGAGGTTGTGAAGGTTTTGATTAAGTTAATTTGAAAATTATGGGGGATTTTATTATCCCCTTGATTCCTTATTGTGATATAATTGAATTATCGAATAATTCATTGAAAGAGGAATTTATTATGAAGATGGTTAGAAAAGTCAGAAAGAAAAATTGTCGTACGAAAGCGAGGTGTGTAATAGTGAAATATGAGTATAAAAAACCAATGACATGTATTAATACTATGAGAGATATAATTCAATCTTCAATGAAAGAAAAGGGAATTACCCCAGAGCAAGCAAGAAAATCAATTGGAATTAAAAGATATGAAAAATAAACGAAGAATACGTCCAAGAGTGGTTGTTGATACCAATATATTTTTGAATTCATGGATAGACGGTTTAGGTAGTTGCAATTACATTCTTGAATTAATTTCTATTAATAGTTTGAGATTATTATTTTCACAAGATACTATTGGAGAGTTCCTATATGTAGCGAAAAATTATTGTATATCAAATATGAGTAGTGATAAATCTAGAATCCCATTTATGCAAAATTTAGCTGAGATGTTTTATTTGGCAATATCTGTTGATACTTCAGAAACATTATGTCCAAAAATTAATGATATTTATGATGAGATGTTTCTGAAGTGTGCGATCGAGGGAAAAGCCAATTATCTTATCAGTAATGATTTTAGAAGTGGCATGCACGTATTAGGGATAAATGATAAAAATGATATTAAGATAGTTAGTTCTCAGGAATTTATTAAGACGTATGAAGAGTTGTTGGTTGGATATATTCTTGTTTTGTTAGTTTTGCAGAGGATAAAAATTGAGAGTTATAAACTCAATGGGGAAAACTCCACCCTCCTCTGTATTTATATAGAAATTATTATATAAACTAATAAATAAAATTATTTGACACAACGTTGGAGATAATGATATAATTAATCCATAAATAAAAAAGTATTGATATCTCACTTTTAGGACTCATCTTTCTTTTAAGATACATATGTGTTTTTACAACATATGAGTTTCTGGTATAATAACTAGAGAAGAAAGGATGAGATAGAATGCCAAGGTTTAATAAAGTAAATCAAACAACAGGTAAGAAGCAGAGAATACAAGTAGGAGTAGTGACTACAGCAGAATTAAAGGGCGATCTTGAGATATTAGCCAAACATTATAAAAGGACATTATCTGATTTTTGTAAAATTGAATTAGAAAAAGTTATTGAACTACCTGAGAATAAAGAAATATTGCAAAATACTAAGCATGAAGTAGATAATTAAAGATAAAGAGGTATAATCTTGCTATATGCTTGAATTAGCCTGTTTAACCTAGTTGGATATTTCTAAACAATCCCTTATACTAGTAAATGTAAGGAAGATTAATTCGGCCTTAACATTTAAAAGATAAGGGATTGTTTAGAAATATGCGTGAAATCAATTATAATGAACTAGTTAGTATCTCAGATGCCTATAGTGGTAAGCAAGTACAGGTATTTTTATCTTCTCCTATCCAGTCTATGAATACATATCAAATGTTTCGACTAGTAGATGATGGAGATAATCTAGAGTTTTATGACATAAATATTAATAAACCAACTCTTCAGGAAATGATGATTCCTAAAGATACTATTAAAGAGATTAATTATTTTGAAGGTGGAAATATCTATGAATCAGTATTCTCTATTAGTTTATTAAATGAATGTCAAATTGATTTTGCTATTAGTGAAAAACCTATGGTTTGCAAGAAATGTGACAAATTGTTAGATAGACATTTAATCCCATCTTGGCAAATAAATCAGATTGGAAGTTATGGTAGTCAATGGGATAATGAACGTGTTGTGATCGATTTTTGTGAAGATTGTTTGTTGGAATTTCTTGGCTATAAGGATGGTGAGATAGATGAGTAAATTAACATTATTTCAAAATGATAAATTTGGTAACATTAGAGTATTTATCAGAAATGAAGAGTTTTGGTTTGTTGCAAAAGATATATCAGATATACTCAAATATTCTGAAACAAATGCCATGACTAAGCGATTGGATAGTGATGAAATCATATCCGACAAATTGGAGGGTATGAATATGAAATCAACTTTAATAAATGAAAGTGGATTATATAATGCAATAATCGGTTCTAAATTGCCTGAAGCAAAGTTATTTAAAAAATGGATTACTTCTGAAGTGCTCCCTTCTATCCGTAAACATGGTGCTTATATGACCGAAGATGTAATTGAAAAGACTTTAAATGATCCAGATTTTATTATTCAATTGGCAAATCAGTTAAAAGAAGAGAAGCAAAAGAGATTATTTGTCGAGCAACAATTAGAAGAGCAGAGACCAAAAGTTGAGATTTATGATGAGTTAATTGATCAAAAAGATTTAATGAATTTTAAACAAGTTGCTAATACATTTGGGTTTTGCGGAAGAAATACACTCATGAAAATATTGAGAGAAGAACATGTACTGTCTGACAATGGTTTTAATTGGAATCTACCATATGCTCAATATCTTGAGGCCAATTTATTCAAAGTTAAGATTATCCCAAGAAGGACTCGTGATGGTGTGACAAATATTTGCACAACTTTGTGTACAGTGAAGGCATTGGAGTTTATTAAGAGGATTTTAGACAAAAAGAAAAGCTTGCAGTTAGAGCTACAAACTTTTTAGGGTTTTTAATGAATTCATGTAAGTAGGATTATACCATAGATTTAGAGAAGAATCCATAGAAATATGGATTCTTTTTGTGATTGAAAAAATTAAGGTAGGTATAACCTTGCCCCTACGTCAAATATATGACGCACCATCAAACACAAGGAGTGTTAAATTTCTCCCTTAGTTTTAGTTTAATTTGATAGTTTTACTAGCAGGAGATAGTGGCCTAATTACCCACTATTAGATGTAACTCGCACATCGCTTCTTGCTAGTTTTTATAATTATGGGCGAGTAGACAATAAAATAAAAATAAGAAAGCGAGTTGTTGTAATTGGAAAATGTTAAGGGTGAGACTAAAGAGTTAAAAGAAATAAATAAACTGATAAATAATAATTGGTACGAGTATATTTTGGATGAGATTAAAAGTTTGTCAAGAGTAATGTCAGATACTCAATTGTCAAAACACTATGACAAACCAATATCGAATATAGAGAAAATATTATATAAGATATTAAAGATTAACAGAAAATCACGTATTGAGAATTTAACCAAAGAAGAAATTATACAAATATATGAATATGTTCTATCAGGAGAAAGACTAATGTTTCCTAATGATTTTTATACTAAAGAAAAACATCATGAAATATTATTAACATATCTTTTTAAAGAAAAATTAAATTGGGATACATATGATATATTAAAATATTTTAATTTTTCAACATTGGATAATAATAAGCTCTATGGATTAAGAAAAAATAAAAAGGTTATTGATATTGTAAATTTAATTAATAACATATTTAATACGGATTTTAAAATTTGGCAATATCAAGAATCTACTACTAATCATTATTTTGATTCTAAAAGTAATCTTGACGATGCAATAAAATGGTTTAAAGAAAACATCGCAAACGATAAAAACATTTACACCATTTATGAGGCATATAGTTATGGACTTAATGCTTTGGCACATGAATACAAATTGTATCAAGGATTAATTAAAGGGAAGTTTGATAATAAACATTTTGACTTTTACGAATATGTATTTCAAGAAAAATTCGACATGCAACATTACAAAAATAACAATTATCCTTTTGATATATTATTAATACCGATATCGTTAGATAATAAATCAATAATATATGAATTAACAGATGCTTATTATAATTTAGATGATATTGGAAAAACACTAATAAATTGTATGATTAGGTATTGTGAAGAAAATAATAGATTCCCAACTTTTAATGATATGTTAATAAAAGATGGATACATAAGTTATGATTATTATAAAAAATATTTTAGCAATATGGAAAACTTAAATAAATATATCTACAGACTTGATTTAAGACCAGAAAAAATGATATGCAATGACTGTTGTGAGGAATTTCCTTTTACAGAAGAGTTCTTTACTAATTCTAAAACAGACAGATTTGGACTTCTCTATCAGTGTAAAAAGTGCAATAGTAAATATACAATGAGATCGCATTATAAAAAAATTGGTATAATATTAGAACGGGATGTTACTGAAATTAATCCAACACAGTGGTGGAAATATGCTCATGAGGGAACGATACCTAAGATGCCAGATTTTTGTTTTGAAATTAACAACATGATAAAAATTATAAGACATGTATTTCACAATGAATTGAAGTTTATCAATAAAGAAGATTTTCTAGATATTGATAGATATAATGTTCGCATGAATACATCTTTGTTTATTAGTAGCATATACTCTAAATTCTTTACGAAGAAAGAGATGTTTCAACAATGCTTTCCAGAATATGAATTTATAGATGATGATTTTAATATTTACAATGATGAGAATACTAACAATATAATTAAAGAATGGATTGAATTCAATAGTTTAAAAATAATAGATTTATTAAAGAACGGAAATACATCATTGTTCGATAAGGAAATTAACAATCTATATGTTACTAGATTTTGTTCAATCACAGATATGTTTTTATGGTATTTTAATTATAATAATGTATTACATCCAATCCATAAAAGAGTAATATCTGTTTTTGATTTTCAACAAAAACCAGATGGGTTTTGGGATGTAAAAGAAAATAGAATAACTCGTATAAAGATGTATTGTGAACAGGAATGTAAAGAAAGCATCTTAAGTGTAATTAATGATAATATTTTACTTAAAAATTGGACTAAACGATATTTTACAATGTTAAAAATCAGTAAAATAGTTATCAATTACAATAAGTATAATAATACACTGTATGACACGCTTATAGAAACTTATCCAGAAATAAAAGTTAATAATATATTATTTAGTTGGGAATGGGTACAGATTAAAAATGGAACTTACTCAAGAGAGTATTTGATAGATTGCTTGAGAGAATTGGTCATATATCGTATGAATGATTTGATAATAGACATAGAAGAAGACTTGCCAAGGTATATGAATAATACATATATAAATACAATTTATCCAAGATTTAATCAACATAAAAATAAAAATTTTAAATCATATTATGAATGGTCTTGCCTAGCTTTCCCCGAATACGATAATGAGTGGAAACCAGATGACTTTGGGAGTACATACGCTTTTGATGGTGCAAAATGTGATAGCATTCAAGAAAAAATGGCTTATGAGTATATTAAAAGAGACTTTGGTCTTGAGTATATTATGAGTATGGGAAGGAGGCATAGCGGTTCACATATAATAGAAGTTGATAAAGAAATATATGGATTTAAAAAATGTTGTCCAGATTTCATTATTGAAAAAATATTTATTAAAAATAGGATAAAACAATTAGATAAGCCAATTTATATTGAATATTATGGTTTATATGTTGAAAATAATAAAGATAAGATATTTGTCAACTATGTGAAAAAGACTCATCAGAAAAACGAAATATACAATTCACTAGATAATATTATATTTATAGCACTGTATCCATCAGATTTAAAAAATAACTGCGAAGGAGTAAAGAATAAAATGAATAATGCATTGTCAAAAATATAAAGTAGATATAAATAACAATGAGTTTCAATTAAAACTTGCATACCTCATATGTTTGTAATATAATGTAAGCACCTATAAAATCGAACAAGGAGGTATGCAACATGAAAAAATTAATTAGTTACTTTTTAATAATTATATCAATGTTAGGACTAGGAGGGTGTTCTAAACAATATTCATCATCTTCTATAAATTTAAAATCAGAATACATTAAATCGTTTTCACCTTCTTTTGCAATTGATGCAGATAAAGTAACTAAGGTATCGATAGATTTATATAATCAAGTAATAAGTAACAAAATATCAGAAGTAGGTTTTAATCCACAATATCGTGATTTTTACAAGGTGGAACCACAGAATGCAGACGAAAAGGATTTTCAAGACTATATTAAAGAATTTGCAATTAATTATTCTACGCTAGAACTTGATAATTCTACTATTAAAGCAGAACAATATTTGCGAGATAGTGGTTCAAGGAGTAAAGATGACTATGATATTTTTATGGGGAAATACAAAATTAAAGTAATAGAAGATTTAAAAAATCTTAAACTTAATTTAGATAATATAATGGAATATTACGAATAATAAGGAGTGTTGATACATGACAGAGCAAAAATTATTAACAATTGAAATGATAAGAGAAAATGAGTATATATTTGGTTCTGAATTAGAAATTAAAAATTATTTATCTTTAAATGCAAAGAAAATATTAATTAAGAAAATTTTAAATTTATGTCTTATTGATGGAAATATTAAAAAGATTGATTTTGCTTTAAAAGAATTTGCATATGAATATGTGATGGTAAATGAATATTCGAATTTAAATTTTGATGTAGAAGATGTTTTAGAATTATATGATGAACTTAAAGAGAATTTGGTAATTAATACTATACTAAAATTAATTCCTGAGTCAGAAAAAGAATTTATTGATTATATATTGCGAAAAGAAATTGAACAAATTCAAGTTGTCGATAATAGTTTGGCAACTGTAATTAGTAAACAGTTAAGTAGACTTGTAGAAAAACTTCCAGATAGTGTAGAAATTAATAAAATGATTCCTAAATTAAGTAAACAAATAAATAAAATATCTCCTGATTCTTTTAAGTTTTTAACAGATGCTATTGGATGGAGTAAAGGAGACAAAAAAGAATAATATTTTATTAAAAGATAAAATCAATATTATTTATATTTTAAGAAAACTTATAGAAATGTAGGTTTATTTTATTGTGGATTTATAGATTGAATATATTTAACAGATAGTCTTTGGCAACATCTGCAATTGCAATGCAGTAGAAGAGGTAAACTCCCCTCTTCTTTTTTGTTGCCTTTTTATAATGTTTTGGATGGAGTAGTTAATAAATTTAAGGAGTGATGGAAATGTTCGAAGATTTTTATTGGGAAGAAGATAGTATATCTGATTTTAGAAGACTAAATATTATACATAAAAAATTTATTAGGGAGAAAGAAAAATTTATAAATTACAATGGACAATTTCGTATGTGTAGTAAATGTAGAGAAAAATTACCTTTAAATAGTTATTTCTTTCATTCTGGTGGAAAAGATAAATACCATAGATATTGCAAATTATGTGAAGGGTCTTCATCATACGGATGGGGACGAAAAGAAAATAATTTGTTTAATGAATCTGGACAGCACTATTGTACAAAGTGTGATAGAATTTTGCCATTAAACGAATACTATTTTAGCAAAACAACAGGGCGATGTAATAAAACAGGATTTTCTAGTAATTGCAAGGAATGTAGAAATAAAGATTCTAATTTCCAATTTCATAGTTTAAATAATTATCATGAACTACTTGATATTAAAAAAGGATTTAAAATATGCTCAGATTGCTTATTAGAATTACCAGATAATGATAATTATTATTTCAATAGAAATGATCGAGAATATGGTCATACTCAGTGTAAAAATTGTAAGGGTTTTGAATATGGTGTTCATAGAATTAATAGAGTTATGGAAAAACATTTACCAGTAGGATATAAATTTTGTTCAAATTGTTTAGATATTTTTAAAGTAGAAGATATGTCTTATGGTATGGTATATTGTCAACCATGTGCAAATGAAAAAAGTGGTGTTTGGTCTAAAACTGACAAGGGCAAACAATATAAACGACAATTTAGACAAATCCGTAGGGCTAAACAATTATTTTTACGTAATGATTTAACGGAAGTTCAATGGGATGAAACATTAAAATATTTCGATCATTCTTGTGCATACTGTGGAACTACAGAAGAAAAACATAAACAAGAAATAGAGCAGGTACTTCATCAAGAACATGTAATTCCGATATCTAAAGATGGTGAATATACAAAAAATAATATTATTCCTGCATGTAGAAAATGTAATTATGCGAAATATACAATGTCTTTAAAAGAATTTTATATAAAAACAAAACATTTTTCTGAAAAAAGATATAACAAAATATTGAATTTTATACTAGAAAATTCAGAAGTAATTCAAAATACAAATTAGTTAATAAGAATCGTCTTAATAATAATATGGGAGATGACATCATGGATTTTAAAGACTTAAAATCCCTAGAATTGTATTTACAAAAAAAAATATCCGAATCTCTCCAAACCGATGTAGCGTTGGAAAGTAGACATCTTATACGTGAAAAAATACAAACAGTGGTGCTAGAGGCATATATTCCCCAAGATTATATTCGCACATATGAAACAATTAATAGTTGCGTATCTATTCCAATTGGTAATTATACAATTGAATTAAAAAATACAAGAGAAGGAGATAATGGAGAGAATATACCTTATATTTTAGAGAGTGGAGTTGGTTATTCTTGGGGAAATAATCTAGATGAAAGAATTGGACCAAGACCATTTATGAGAAAAACATATGAAGATTTAGCAATAGGGAAAGCAAGATTATTTATGAAGATTGCGTTAAAAAAACGAGGTATAAATACTATATAGAAAAACAACTCCCTACTCTTTGAAGTGTAGGGTATCTTTATGCCCGAAATTACATAGAGAGGATGATTTAATTTGGATGATTTAAATATTCTAATCAAAGCTAAACTATCATCAACAGCAACAGAGATTGGAACACAAATAAAGGCATTAAACAAACAGATCACAGAAGTCATTTCTGTAAAAATGAAGATTGATGCAAAAGATTTAGCAATTATTAATGATACTTTAGATAATATAAGAAAACCAAAAAACGGTGGTAAGATAACTGTTTTTAATGAGGCAGATTTAAAAGCACAAGGGGTTAAATATAAGCAAGGTGTAATGAAAACTATTGAAGATGTTGAAAAATATCTTAAAGGTGCTTTTAATGGTAAGAAATTTGATCTAGGAGCAATTGTAGCAGATTCAAGTGGGAATATCAAATCATTTGAAGCAGGTATTAAATCTGCAAATAATCAATTAGAAAAAGTAAAATTTAATTTAGCAGAAATATCAAGAATAAGCAAGAGTGGAGTTGCTAGTACAAATTCAGGATATGTATTAAGTAGTTCTCAATTATCAAGAATAGCAGTCAAACCTGAACAAATTTTTGATAGGACAAAATTAGAAGCAGAAGGTAGGCAATTTTTTGTTTCTTCGTCTAATATTGTTGAACGAGTTAAAAAAGAATTTAAATCTCTTGGAGATGTAGATGTTAAATTCTTAAAAAATTCACAACAAGAAATAATTGGTTTTACTGCTAATGTTACTAAGGTTAATGGTGTAATAGAGCAATTAAAATTCAATATGGCAAGAATACAATCTGGAAATAGTGTGCAAAGAGGATATGTATTTTCTGGAGAAAATTTAATTGATAAAAATGCAGGTTCTAATATACAAAAATCATTAGATAAATTGCAATTATATGAGAATAAAATTGCTAAATTAAAGGCAGGATTTACATCTCCCACAACTGGAATATCAAACACAGAGAATTTAGCGACATTAACTTCCCAATACGATAGAATTAAGGCAACTATAGACCAAACAAGACTAAGTAGCACAAACCTATCTAATGAACAAAGAAGAGGCATGATCCAAAGTATAACTAATTTGGAATTAGAAATTTCTAAATATAGAGATTTACAAAGAGTTATGAAAACAAGCACTGGAGGTTCTTCTAGTACTTCTGGAACTTTAAGCGATAAAGATATATCTCTATATCAAGATAGTATGACAAATAAATTAGCTAGTTTACAAGTTGGGAAAAGTGCAGTTTTTGCAAGACCAGAAATTATAGCAGAAATGAATCGTTTAACACAAAGCGTAGCAAGATTTGGAGAAGTTGGAGGATTATCTGCTAGAGAAGTTAATTTACAATTTGCTCAATTAACAACATCTGTACGAAGAGCAACTGCTGAAATCACAAGAATAAATGGTGCTGCAGATAGTGTAGCAACGACCTTCGGGAAGGATATTTTTAAACTCGGAATTTGGAGTAATAAGTATTATTTTGTCGAATATATGTATGATTAATTACATATTCTACAAAAACGTAAAGCTCCGCATATAGTGTGAACTGTATGTAGTGATAGATGACGGATAACAATCTATCCAATATCTCATCAATTGCTGGCAATCGCTAAGAGCTAACTAAACTACAACGTAGGTATGAAATAAGGCCAAGCGTGAATGTTGCGAAAGTAGAAAAAATTAGTTAGATGGCATATGGTTAAATCCTAAGTGCTATAAACAATGGGTCTTCAGCATCTTATATCCGAATAGGATACAGTTCAACGACCATTCCCCTTGAGGGAAGTAGGGCCAAGTGGTGGGCGAAAATCCCTTAAATCGAAATGAGAGACTTTCTTATAAATAAATATAATTTATAAGAAATGATGATATGGTCTGGGCTTGCATGGAAATCATGCAGAAGTTCATGTTAAATAATAATATATAATTATTTAATTGAGAACTGGCAGAAATTAACGAATTCTGTCGAACACTCCGTCTAGCCGCTACGCTAATGTACGCGCCATTTAGAGCCTTGAAGGATGGTATTCAATACGTTTACCAGATGGATACAGCTTTGACTGATTTGTCGAAAGTTGTCGATTTTTCGTCTAATCAATTAAGTGAAATGGCAGATTCAGCAGTTAATCTTGGAAAACAGCTTGGGCAATCTAGTGTTGAAATTATGAAAGGAATGGCAGAATTTGGAAGAGTAGCAAAGAATCAAAAGGATATTATCGAGTTGACTCGCGTGGCTGGGATGGCAAGTAACGTCACTACTATGTCAGCCGCAGATGCCGCCAAGAATATTACGAGTAGTATGATTACTTTTGGAATAGAAGCAAAAGATTCTATGAAAATATTAAATTCTTGGAATGAGATCCAGAATAACTTCCGTGTTAGTGCTGAAGACCTTGCAGCAAGTATTTCCAAAATTGGGGCAGCCAGCAGGTTAGCAAATACTGATATGCAAGATTTAGAGGGCATGAGTTCTGCAATCGTGCAATCTTTGGGAATTTCTGGAAATGAAGCTGGAACAGCTTTAAAAAGTTTCATGAGCAGAATATATAGAACTGATGAGTCTGATCCTGAAGAACTAGGGAAAACTGCAAAAGCATTAAAAAGTATTATGGATATTGATACATCAAAAGCGAACGGAGAACTTAAAAGCTTTAATTCCCTAATTTCAGAAATTCAAAGTGGATGGGGAAAAATGTCGAAACAAGAACAGTTGGCAGTGGCTCAAAGTATGGGTTCTACGTATCATTACTCGAAATTTGTCGCATTAATGGAGAATTACCAGATAAAACTTGATGCTGCGGCAATGGCCCGTAACAGCGAAAACAGTGCTTTGGAAGAAAATGCCAAAAAACTTGACTCAATTTCAGGTCGTTTAGGATTGTTGAAAGTCGCATCAGAAGAATTTTGGAGATCATTAATTGATTCTAATGCGCTAAAGTCAATGGTATCATCTTTGACTTATTTAGTTTCTACTTTTGCTAACTTAAGAACAATCATTATGACTGCAGTCTCCGCACTTCTTATACTTAAAGGAACGCAAATTGCCTCTACTATTTCTACATGGTCAAGTTCATTTCTTATGTGGTCTACTTCTGCTAGGACTGCCACCATATCATCGACTTTGTTTAATTCAAGTATAGTTCAGACACAAGCAAGATTAGCGGGATTGTCATTTGCTGAAATTGGAGCAATGACAACCACTACAGGATTAGGAGTTTCTATTAAATCACTTGGTTTTGCCTTCAAAGGATTATTAGCATCTATCGGCCCAATTGGATTACTAGTTGGTGCTATTACTGCTGTCTCAATAGGCATGAGTATTTATAATCAAAAACAAGAAGAAAATGCTATGGCATCAGAACAAGCATCCCAAAAATTAAATCAAGAACAAGATGCATTAAGCGGATTGTCAGAAGAATATTCAAAAATAATCCAATCAGGAGACAAAACGGCAGAATCAAAAAGTCGTTTAAAGGGCATTCAAAATGAACTTATAAAAACTTATGGAATAGAGGCCGAAGGTCTAGATTTAGTTAATGGAAAATATACAGACCAAATTGCTTTAATAAATAAAGTTATATCTGATAAGGCTAAAGAACAATTAGCATCAATGGGCAATTCAGGAGCAGAAGCGTTAGCAAATTCTACAAGGGTTTTAAGTAGTCAATTTGGCGCAGGAGACTCTAGAGGGAATAGAAGTGTAGTTGACCCTGTTTTTAATTCTATAGTTGGAAAATCTGTTGGAGAATCTACTCAAGGTAAAGAATTATTCGAAGTTAATGGCACTCTGAAAGAAAGAGTTGCAATATTAGAGAAATTAAAATTATCTTTAGATAAAACAAATGCCAATGACGTATATTCAAAGTCTGTAATTAAAGATGTTACTGACGAATATAATAAATTAAATAGTGAAATGAAGGCAAATCAAACTGTCCTTGACAAATATCTTGAAAATAAAAACATTGTAGATTTCTATGACTCCTTCAAATCTAATATTGGTGAAGTTTCAGATTTAATGAGTAAATTTTTAAAAAATCCTAATGATACTGGTTTAACTAAACAATTGAATGAATTGCATGATAAAATGATAAACTTAGCAGATTCAAAAGGAAGACTTGGAGATTTTCAATCTTTCATTGATGAATTATTTGGGGGAATACCAAATAAAGCAAATGATGCATCTGATGGCACGAATAATTTTTCAAACTCTCTTAAAACACTTCAAGAAACAATGTCCACATCTGCATCATCTATATCAGACATCCAATCTGCTATGGATGAATATAACGAATCTGGAAAGTTTAACTTGGATACCATCATCAAACTATCTAAAACATATCCAAAACTTCTTGAAATGCTTGGCAATGAATCAAAAATAAGAGATTTCTTAACTAGTAAAATAAAAGAGGAACAAGAAGTCTCTCGTAGAGCATATGCTCAAATGCTTATGGATAGCGAAGAATTCTATAAAGCAAAAGTTCTAGGCAATGCACAAGTAATGGATGCCTTATCTAAATTATATAATGGAGATTTAAGTCAATATAAATCACTGGCCGAAGCAAAAGCAAAAGTGGATCAAGAACTAATTCAAAGATTAGCATCACTTTGGTCTAATTATTATAGGGCAGGAGCATTGGTAGCTCAACCTTTAGATGGTGGAAGAACGGTTGTCGGGGCAGATGGTTCAGAGCAGTTCATCACACCTGAAATGAAAGCGCAATTATCTGGATTAAAAGAATATTCAAATCAAATGAGTGCGTTGGCATCTGCTATGGATGGAATTGCAATGAAAGGCACTTCAGGCATTGACTTCTCAAAAATAGGCATGTCAGGTTCAAAAGCATCTGGTTCAAAAGACAAAACAGACAAAACTCAAGATCCATCATACACAGATCCTACGGATGCCTTAATAGCAGAAGCAAATGCACAGTCACTTCTTACAAAAGCAAAATCAGATGCAATACAAAAAGAAATAGATCAAGCAAAATCTGCTAAAGACTATTCTCTAATCTTATTAAAAACGACAGAACTTATTGCTAACCAGAAATTAGAACTTCAACAACTCAACGATGCTCGTACAAAAATAAATACGGCAAAAGATACTGCATTATCATCATCTCCATTTGGAGACACGTCACGTTGGTTTAATGATGCAAATGAAGCATCTTCTAATTATGTTAATGAATTTAACAATTCTACAGCAGAAGTTCAAAAAACTATGGAATCAACTTTTTCAGTGATGCAGAAGTTAAGAAAAGGTTGGGTAGATAACAAAAAGTCAGTAGATGAACTGACTGATTCACAAGTAAAACTTAAACAATCTCTCCAAGACATAATCACAACCCAAGCAGATGAAGCAGTAGAAGCATTAAAAGCATCATTAGAAAATCAGAAAAAACTAGATGACGAAGCATGTGACGCAAAAATAAAAAATCTTGATGCAACTCATCAAAAAGTTCTTGATTATATAGATGAAGAATTATCTGCACAAGAAGATGCAATTAATAAACAAATATCATTAATTGATGAACTTGCAAATGCTGAAGATTATAATAAAAATTTATCATCTAAACAAACTTCTGCTCAAGAAACACAAAATCAAATTAATATTCTCTCACGAGATACTTCTCCTGAAGGAAAGGCCAAACTAGCAGAACTTCAAAAAACTCTAGCAACTCAAAATTCTGAAATTGAAGACCTACAAAATAGTCATTCTCGTGAACTTAGGAAACAGAATCTTCAAGATGCTTTAGATGCTATTAAAAAAGAATCAGAAGCAAAGAAAAATTCTGAAAATGAAAAGTATAATGCCACCAAAGATAGATTATCAAAAGAAAAAGCAGAAACAGACACAAATTATACAGCAATGATGGGTAGCGATCAAACTTTTGCGGCATTAAGACAAGCAATTATTGATGGAAATATTGTAAATATTAAGGAAGCTTTATTAACTTTTAATAAAGATTTTACTAAAGATTTAACAGACAAAGCAGATGCAATTGATAAAAGTTTTCAAGCAATTATTGCTACAATTAAGCAAGTAAAAGATGTTGCTAATACCATTCCTGAAATACCTGCAAATGCAAAGGGGACAAAATCATCTGCTAGTGGATTATCCATAGTTGATGATGGAAATGGAAGAGAATTAATAAGAACTCCTAATGGCAAAATGTATTTAGGTGACAACAGTGGACCCAAAATAGTAAATTTACCAGAAGGTTCAGAAGTTCTTAACAATAGTGAAACAGAAGATTTTCTAAAAAAAACATCATCAATTAAAGAAATCCCTAGATATGCTAGTGGAATTGGAAATTTAACCTCTAACACAATCATATCAGACATAATATCAAAATTTGATATTCCATCACTCTTAAAATCCATATCATTACCAACATTTTCCATGCCATCATTCCAAACTCCACAATTGGCAAATAATATTTCTACAAATACGAACGTCACTATCCCTAAAATAGAATTTAATGTAACTGCTGAAAATGGTGAAATATCTAAAAAGAATTTACAAAAAGCAGCAGATTATGTAATCCGACAAATAGAAAAAGCTCAGACAATTAGAGGAAGATAAATTCATTAGTCTTCCTCTTTCCTATTATTCAAATCAATTTTAATTAAATAAGAAAAGTTTAAGAGCAGATATATTGGAGTTATAAACCAATGAAAAGTGTTCCTCAAGCACTCTGCTCTTTTTTACTATGTAATTTTTGAGGTTAATGGTCAATAATTTGAGGAGGTTGAAAATATTGAATAATTTAGGTAGAAATATTAAACTCACTATTGAAGAAGTTAGAGAAATTATTAAATGTTTGGGGTATATATTAATTAGTAAAGAGTATTTAGGTATTAGTAAAAAATTAATAATGTGTGATGTATTGGGTTATTATTATACTTTTCGTTTAAATGATATAAATAGTGGAAGATTGCCAAGAAAATTTTCCAAATCGAATATATATACTATTCAAAATATAAAATTATGGTGTAAATTAGAAAATAAAGAGTTTGAATTAATTAGTGATATTTATAAAGGTAGTAAAGTAAAATTAAAATGGAAATGTCTTAAAGAAGAATGTGGGGAAATATTTGAAGCAGAGTGGGATAATATACAAAGTGGGAATAGAGGTTGTCCGTTTTGTTCTGGGCATAAAGTGGGTTTATCTAACTGTCTTGCAACTAAAAATCCTAAATTAGCAAAAGAGTGGCATCCTACTTTGAATGGTGATCTAACCCCTTATGATGTAACAGAGCATAGTGGTAAATATGTTTGGTGGAAATGTTCTAAAAATTCAAAGCACGAATGGAGGACTATGATAGCAGATAGGAGTGATAATAATTGTCCATATTGCAGAGGTTATTATCCATCTGAAGATCATAATCTATTATTTAATAACCCTAAACTTTGTGAAGAATGGAATTATGACAAAAATGATAAATTACCTTCGGAATATACACCATATACTATGCAATCAGTTTGGTGGAAATGTAGAGATTGTGGGAATGAGTGGGAAGACACTATTAATCATAGAAATAATGATAGAGGTTGTCATCAATGTAATAAACCAAAAGGAGAAAACAAATGCAAGGAAGTATTTATTAATTATAGTTTTGTCGAAATAAATCAAAGAGATTATTTTAAATTACCAAATAAAAATGATAATACATACTTTATTCCACAACAGAAATTTATAGGGCTTGTTGGTATTGGTAATGGCCCATTATCATATGATTTTTATATACCAAAATACAACCTTCTCATAGAGTATCAAGGAGAATTCCATGATGGGACTGCAAAAATACAAACAAAAGAAGGATTTGAAATTCAAAAAGAACACGATAAACGTAAAAAAGAATATGCTCTTTCCAATGGATATAATTTTTTAGAGATATGGTATTACGACTTTGATAGTATTGAGGAAATACTAAATAAATATTTAGGAGGTGAAAAATAATAAATGCCAATATCTGAATCAATTTCATTTATGTTTAATAATCAATTATCAACTGATTATGGAGTAATAAATTGTCATGTTGATACTAGTGGACTATATGAGGAAACTTTTCTCCCATCTAGAGAAATGAAAGAAATAACAACACGTATGTCTGATAAACCATATCTTGTCCAGATAAAATCTTCGCCAAGAATATTAAACTTAACAATTGCGTTTTTAAATTCATTTGATGAAAATAATCTTCGCAATGTAAAACGATGGCTAAGTTCTTCCGAATATAAACCAATGTCCTTTGAATCAATTCCAGATACAATATTTTATTGCACACTTATAGATAGTACACCATTACTGCATAATGGAAATAATCAAGGTTATATAAATTGTCAAATGCGTTGTAATTCTCCATACTCATATTCTCCAGTATATCTCGACGATTTAATTGACCTCTCATTAAATCCAATAGAAGGTACTCAAATAATTTTCACTAATCTTGGAGATGTTCCGTGTCAACCTCAAATATCATTATTAAAGGTAAATGATGGTGATATTAGTATAATAAACAATTCTAATGGAGGAAAAGAATTCAAATTATCCTCATTATTAGATGATGAAGGAGCAATAATTCCATTATCTTCTTTAAAAAACAATGAAGATTTGTTCATTGATAATGAGAATGAAGAAATAATATCTTCGATACCATTAACTTATCGAATAAATAATCTTACAGGTGATTTTATTTCCCTTGGTAGAGGTATCAACAACCTAATTATAAAGGGAACTTGTAAAATACAATTCAGATACCAATTCAAAATGATTTAAAACCATATTCAATGAGAGGAGAATTAATTTGTTTTTAGATATTGACTTATCAAAAACTCCACAACGTCCAAAATTATATCTATGTAAACCCAATAAAACAATTATTGCTCCATTACCAGAACACTATGGAGCAAATTTAAAAATCAACCTAACAACTCTGAATGAGTTAACATTTGATTTACCATATAAATTAGATATTAACAATAAAATTCAGCACAATATCCATTGTGATTTAATTAAAAATAGATTTCTCATAAAATTAATTTTAGGAGAATATATTGCATATTTTATAATTAATAATCCAGCACCCAATGCAGATGATAGTTCAGATTTCTATCAAATTAATTGTTACTCTCTTGAATATGAATTAAAGGATAAAGAAATTAGGGTTTATAAATCTGATTCGGTAAGTTTAAAAGAAGTTATGAATGGATTTTCTCGCGATACAACTATTATAACGGATGGAATATCAACTACTACAACAGATGTAACTCCTGGAATTTTAAAAGATACTGCGTGGGTTTTAGGTAATTATCCTGTTGATTTAGATTCAGTATATCGTTCTTTTGATGTTTCAGTAAAAACTAAACTCGATTTCGTATTAGATGTTGCAGAAAAATTTAATCTAGTTGCCCAATTTGATTCAACAACTAGATTAATTAATTTCTACACAATTGATAAAATAGGAGTCAATAAGGGATTAAGAATTTCCGACAAGAGATATTTGAAGACAATCGTACAAAATATTGATAGTGAAACTTTTTGCACTCGGTTAAAATTATATGGCAAAGATGGATTAACAATTAGTGAGATTAACCCAACAGCTCAAAGTCACATCGAGAATTTTAGTTATTTTCTTTTCCCCTTTGAAAGAGATATAAACAGAACAGTAATATCCCACAGTGATTATATGTCAGACGAATTATGTCATGCTATTTTAGATTATGAATTACTATTAGTTCAAAATAAAGGTACTTATCCTATATTGTTAGCATCATTAGCAATATTGCAGACAGAAATGACAGTTTTAACAAATGAGATGGCAGAATTAGTAATTGTAATGAAAGAAATAGAAGATAATATTGCAACTGCTAGTGGGTCTAAAAAAGCAGGGTATGAAGAAGATAAAATAGCACAACAAATATTAATTAATGCACAGCAAGCATTAATTACAGTAAAACAACTATTGATTGACAATCTTAATACTCAAATTACAAATGCAACAACCTCATTATCTTATGAAACTTTTTTTCAAGATATGCCTAAATTATTAGAAGAATTACAAGAATCATATATTATTGAAAAAAGTTGGACAAATGATAGTTTAATATCGGCAGAAGATTTATATATCTATGGTTTAGATGAAATGGAGTCAAGAAAAAATCCTGTAACTATTATCCAAATTAATATTGTTAATTTTCTGGAAATAATAAGTGAACAATATAATTGGAATAAAATTAATTTAGGTGACTCTATTGCAATTAAACATGAACAATTAGGTATTGATTTGACAGCTAGAATCATAGAAGTATCATTCGATTTCGAAAGTGCTGAAATACAATTAACAATTTCTAATGTTAAAAGTAAAAATTCAAAACTAGAAGATATTTTATATCAAACAAGTTCATTGGTAGATATTATTGATGTAAATAAACTCAAATGGGACAAATCACAAATTACTGCTACGGAATATGTTGACCAGCAAATTCAGGAAATGGTAGGGACGTTACTAAATTTAAGTATTGATATTAGTAGATTTGGAGAAGATGGATTCATAACAAAGTCAGAAGCAAATGCTTTAAAGTTAACATTAGAACAAGCAATTGCTGAATCTGAAAATGTTATTAAAATTGCAGAGGATCTTGAAATAGTAACTGAAAAAAATGATTATGTAATTGCTTTAATTGACTTAGAAACAGAATTAAGACAAGATTGGATAGACCAACCAAATTACCCTATTCAAATTATTAGTGATGAGAGTCCTGAAGATGAAAGAATTATTATAAGCACACTCTTCAAAACAGTAGAAGATACGAAATCAAAACTTATTAATGCAATTGGTCAAGCTAGGCAAGATGATGGAAAAAGATATGTTGAAACTCAAGTAGCAGAATTAAATACTGCATTATCTGCATTTCAAACTCAAGTTAATGTCTATATTAATGCCAAACCCGTGGGTCAAATTACTGAAACAGAATCAATAACTCTAAGTGGTTTATTTGTTGATGTTCAACATGAATCTGATGATATTGTTGCAATTGCAAATGGATTGATGGAAATAATTGGTGATGATAATGACTTATATAATGATTTGCGCGATGCAAAAAATGCATATTCAAATGTTCAAAGTAGTTCAGGTGCAATTTATGATGTTCTACATGAAATAGATGATTGGTTTAATAAGTCTAGTTACCCAATCACAATTAAACCAAGTAAAGGAGTGAGTGTCAATAAGAAAATAAAGAATGTTGAGACAAGAAAAAATACCTTGGTTGATTTAATTACTCAAGTACAAATTGATAATGAATTAACTCTTGTAGATCAACAGTTGTTTGAAGTAAGTGTTGCTATTACTTCTATGCAAATGGATATTACAACTTTTGCTAAAGACAACTATATTACCTATGATGAATCTGTTTCCCTAAAAGCATCTTTTAATAAGATAAATAGTGAAAGTGAACAAATAATTGATATAGCAAATAGTATGTCAATTTCTGCTACAATAATAAATAATTATCAAAATTCTTTAACTGGCACAATTGTATTAAATGGTGTTGATGGATTACAAGTAGAATTATTAAAATGGGTTGATTTACCACTAGAAAGCTATGCTGGCAAAGGATTAAAAATAACATCAAAACAAAGGAAAGCACTATTAAAGAAATTTGATTTAGTTATGAGTACGAAATTAATTTTAAGTAATGCAATTACATTGGCAACACCAGAGTATAGCATAGATGGTGAGATATCTATTCAAGGAACGGGAGCTAATCACAGTGGAAGTAGATTTTTAAAATTAAACAAAAAACAAATTAACGCAAGCAGTTTAAGTAATTCATTAAATAAAGGATTGATGTTAACAGTAATTAGTAGGGAAGATTTATCAATAGTATTTACACAATGCTATCACACATTTGATAGTGATGAAGCAGATAGAAATACATTAGCAACAAAATTAAATTCATTAGATGATACAGTAATTGTAGTATTAACATCTTATGATTCAATTGGATGGAATCAAACACTTTTAGATGCTATGATTAGATGTGGAGGCACTGGTACAAATACAGGAGTAGGTAAATTCCCATTTGCATTTATTGGTATTCCAGGTTTATTCAAAGGTAACGCTTTAGAAGTATTTACAGATAGTGGTAGTCATGCTCCTTATGCAAATATTACTACAAAAATATTAGATGGTACTCCTCAGGGAATTGCTATTGGGACAACTGTAATTTCAGCAGAAGCTATGTTAGCAGTTCAAAAGGCAGAATCAGACAAAGATGTAGCAATGATTGATATTAATAAAATTACTAGTAATGTAACATTAACATCCACAGAAAAGAAGACAGCTAAAAAATATTGGGATGCTATTGTAAATGAAAAGGTAACTGTTGAATTACAATCAAGTTATTGGAATACAGCAGATTATCCAGATGTTGTAAGTACATTGGCAATTTATGAAACAAAATATTCCGACTTAAGTTCATATATTGTACCAATATTGTCAATCATGACATCAAGTTCTACCATTGTTACTTCTACTTTTATAAGTGCTTTTACACAATATTATGATTCTAAAATATCATTATTAAAGGCAATTATGGGTGTTGCTAGAAATTATATTGGAGATGCAATTTCTGGTTTAGCGGAATCCTTAATTGGATTAGCAAAAGATATTAGTGATGCATTTAGCGATAGCAAGATTGACGCAAAAGAAGCTAGTAAATTTTTTGACGATTTAACATCACTTAATGCAGAATCTACGCCATTAATAGATCTGGCTTCCACTTTAGGATTAATTGATGCAATTAAACCTGCAACAAATGAAAAAACTGATTATCAAGATGCATTAACCACTCTTTCTGCTACGTTAGGGTTATATATTGGTAAAGACAACTATCCAATTTCTGTAGATGCTGATGATAAAAAGAAAGTTACAGATGATTATGCAAATGTTCAAACAACAAAAACACTTTTAATTACTAAAATATCAACATTACAATTAGATAATGCAAAAACATATTCTAATACCATTTTGACTGATTTTCAAAATAATGTTTATAATATTGACAAAGAAGATTTCCAAAGTCAAATTGATGGTAAAATTGAAGTTTGGTTTAGTGGTTATGTTCCAACGCTATTAAATTCTCCTGCAAGTACATGGAGTGTAAAAAGCACTACAACTACAAAAACATTGAGAGATGCCCATTTAGGTGATTTGTTTTATCAAACTAATGCTACAAATACTAATAGTGGATTAGCTTATAAATTTACATTAACTGGAACTACTTACGCATGGACTCCTATAACTGATATTGCTGTCATTGAATCCCTATATCAAGCATCAATTACAGCAGATACATTAGATGGCAATAGGAGGATATTTACAGAATCACCAAGCCCTCCATATGATCTTGGAGATTTATGGAGCACAAATGGAGCAAGTGGAGATTTATTAATATGTACAACTAAAAAATCATTAGGAGGAAGTTTTTCTTCTTCAGATTGGACAAAAGCATCTAAATATACAGATGATACATTAGCACAATCTATATTAGATGATATTAGTATTGATAATAAATTATCAATATCTGAGAAAAGAATTGTGTCAAGAGAATGGAACATTATTGAAACAGAATATTCATCAATTCTTTCTCAAGTAGAGATATCTGTGAGTTCTGGAGGATTGTACATAGCTCCATTATATATAATTCCTTATAGTAATGCGTATAATGGATTGGCAAGTTATATTACTACTTTAGAATTAGGGTCATCTACTACAACTAATATAAACAGAACAGACTTTAATAACTGGTTTGAAGGCTATAATAGTGCAAAATCTCAGATATTAATAGATATTGCTAACAGTGTAGCAGTTAAAATTGTTTCGTCAAGTGGTTTAGAAGATGCAACATTAGCTTTAAGCACAGCCAATAATGCTCTAACTATTTCCAATGGTGCTAATTCTACGGCAAATAGTGCAATATCGGCTGCAAATTACGCAACAGTTGTAGCAGGATCAGCAGTTCCTACCTCTAATTCCTATACTGATGCACAAATAGTTGATCTAAAAGTTTGGATTGATGCAAATTATGTAGCGAAATAAAAAAATAAAATAGAATAAACATTATGATTAGAGATTAGGTTATTTTTATAATTTAATCTCTTTTTTATGATGCTATAAGGAGGTTTACTGAGTGGCTTTTGAATTTAATAATCCTTTAGTAATGCAATTAAGAGCAGGTACTATTTCAGATCCATATGTTGATAAATCAGATTTGAGAGTTATAATAAATAATCAGATTACTCTTGATGAGATACCTGATCAATTTAACCACGTTTCAATAGGTGGATATACTGAAGTTTTTAAATTAGAAGAATTAACATCTTCTAATTTTTATGTAAATTATTTAAATGGTTGTGTGACGTTTTTATCTTCTGAAGAAAGTAAAACAGTGACAGCAGTTTACAAGGGAAGAGGAATAATTCAATACCCAGGAGAGAGGGTCTATATACCTGATATAAATGGGGGAAATGTATCAACTGCAATTCAAAATATTATCAACACAGAACTATCAACCTTAGAAACAATTAATACATTAACAGGTAATATATCATCAATTAGTCAGTCTATGGCAACCCTAGTAAGTGGTCAACTAACTATTGATACAACTGCTAAAACCATTACTACTTTGGCAGGAAGTTTATATGCAATATCAAACAAAATTAAAACTTTAACAGGTGGAACATTATCATATTCAGGACTTGATGGCACAGTTTTTTATGTTTATGTAAATGAGGCAAATATTTATGTATCTTTACAAGGATATGAAACATCTGGAACAACTTATCTGCTAGGAGTCATAAGAAGTAATCGTTTTTATGCTTTGGATGCTAGGAATATACAAGTAGATGGAAATTGGAATGGTGGAGAAAAAAATTCTACACAGATAGTAGCTGAAGCATCTTTAGAAGCAGTTGTCGCGAGAAGTGGAGAATTATCTCTAGACGCTAGACTCAGTAAAATTGAAAATGGAGATAGAAATTCTGCAATTAATCCTGTCTTAATTAGTGGTCAAATAACTATTGATACTGTTGCTAAGACAGCAGTCGTTTTAGCAGGTAGTATGTATAGTTTGAATAAAGCAGTCGTAGTATTAAATACACAAACAATAAATTATTCTGCAATTATTGGAACTGTTTTTTATGTTTATGTAAAAGGTGCAGTCATAATTATTAGTGGACAAAGTTATACGGTTGATAAAGACACCCATTTATTAGGAGTTATTAGAAACGAACGTTTTTACGCTTTGGATACTAGAAATATAATCGTAAATAATAAATGGAACGGTGGAGAAAGGAATGCAGATCAAATTATTACAGAAGCAGAAGCAGAAACAATTACAGCTAGAAGTACAGAAACTTCATTAGATGCTAGACTTAGTAAAATTGAAACAGGAGTAAGGAATGTAGCAATCGTAGCAACATTATTAAGTGGAAGATTCACTGTTAATTCAATTGCAAAAACTTTGGTTGTTTTAGATGGCAGTATGTATAGTTTGAATAAATCAGTAGTGGTATTACCAGCACAAACTATTGACTATTCGGCAATTGAAGGTTCTGTATTTTATGTTTATGTAAAAAATACTACTGTAATTGTAAGTGGACAAAATTATGTTTCTTTAGATAAAGATACACATTTTATGGGAGTTATTAGAAGTGGTCGTTTTTATGGACTTGATACTAGGAATATATTAGTTGACAATAAATGGAATGGAGGAGAGAAAAGTGCAGAACAAATTGTTGCGCTTTCAATTGTTGGAGCAAAAGCATTAACATCTACTATTGTAACTGTCGGGCAGAGTGGAGGAGTAGACTTTTCTAATATTCAAGACGCAATTGATAGTATAGTTGATGATAGTGCAATAAAACCTTATGTCATAGCAGTTATGCCAGGGATATATCCAAGATTTACACTAATGTATAAACCAGGAGCTTTAAGATATGTGTCTATTATTGGGATAGATAAGAAATCATGTATAGTTAAAGACGATAGTGGTAATTATTTAACCCCTCCTGCAAATATAAATACGAATGGCGATATTAAAAAGCTAACATTTATTGCTACTCACGATGTTCCAGTTTGGGAATCGGATACAAGAAAGGCATATGCTATTCATTGCGACTTCAATACTGAACAGCTAAATATTGAAGATTGTATACTTATATCATATCAAGCTCCTGCCATCGGCATAGGTTTACATCCTAACGAAACTATAACACTTAAAAATTGTGAATTATACTCATATGCAACTGCTGATTATGGAAATTTAGTTAATCATGGAGCATTGTTTTGTCATGCTGCTGAATTGGCTAATACTTTGAATCAAAAATTAATTGTAGATAATTGCAAGTTATATCATGCAAATAGCTTTGGGTTAAGAGTTCAAGATTCTTTGCTAGAAAACTCAAAGGTTACATTTACAATTACAAGAACTGGAGTTTATTCAGGTGTGCTTGGCAAAGATTGTATTTATACAAACGGAACAACTGACGTTGTGCCAACACCAGATAGTTTTGGAAATTCACATGTTTCACTAAATCCTTAAGAGATTTATTATTAATTCCTTCAATGATCTTCGATATTGTAAAATTCTAAATTATATTGTCGCAAAACAATTATTAATGTCGCACGGCAGGAAATTAGAATTGACTCATAGAAATAAAGTATAATAGGAGACAAAGGAGGAATTATATTTTGTCTAAAAGAAATAAGAAACAATTAACATCTAGGTTTATAATATCATCATTTACTGCATTGGCAATTTTTGCAATTATTATAGCAGTAATAACACAATATACACAAAAAGAAATAGTTGTGGCATCTAATAATATTGTTGTAGCAAAATCATTAGGTAAAAATCATGATAATCTTATTACTGTTGGTCAAAATGAAAATGTGGATTATAACAATATTCAGGACGCTATTGATAATGCCAAAGATGATGAATCAAATCCTGTTACAATAACTGTAGATTCTGGAATATATCCAAGATTTTCCCTTAAACCAAGACCAGGAGTTCTAAGATATGTATCAATAGTTGGAGTGGACAAAAAGACTTGCATCATCAAAGACGATAGCGGGAATTATCTGACGCCTCCTGCTGAAATATGTACAAATGGAGTCATAAAAAGCTTAACGTTTATTGCAACCCATGAAAAAGAAGTATGGGAGTCTGATAAAAGAAAATCATATGCTATTCATTCAGATTTTAATACACAACAATTAATGATAGAAGATTGTATATTGAAAAGTTATCAGGCTCCAGCTATAGGAATAGGATTACATCAAAATGAGACAATTACACTAAAAAATTGCGAATTATATAGTTATGCAGAATTAAATTATGGAGGATTATATAATTACGGAGCGTTATTTTGTCATTCAGCAGAATTAGCTAATACTTTGAATCAAAATTTAGTATTGGATGAATGTAAAATTTATCATGCAAATAGTTATGCTTTAAGAGTGCAAAATTCATTATTAGAAAATTCAAAGATTACATTTACGTCTATTAAAACCAATACTTATTCTGGCGGTTTAGGGGATAAATGTATTTATATGAATGGAATTACAGATGTTGAGCAAACACCAGATAGTTTTGGTAATTATCATAGTGAATTTAATTAATAATGATAGTAGATGATATAAATCAGGGAGGTAACATATAGTTTTAGGAGGTAACATATGATCACACGAATTGAATTATCTAATGGAGAATCATTTGAAAAAATAATTGAAGTTCAGGAATATATTGATACAACATTGACTACTACAATCGCTAATATAATTATTGGAAAAAATTCTGAAGGTATTCTGCCTAATATCACAGATATTTATGATGAGTTTTCTGCTTCATTAGAAGATATAAAAATTTATGCCAAAGATAGTGAATTGTTAGAAGAATATTTAAGTGCTACTCTTACAGGATATATTAATATTCGTTCTGTGAGTAAAAGCTATAATTATAATTCTATATCGGTTGCGTTGACTAAGGTTTAATGTTTAAGGTTTTTGGAGATGTTGGAATAGTGATTTAGGGATGAGAAGTTGCTTTGAGTGACTTCTTATTTATTTTTATTTTGTTTAGGAAGGTGAAAGTATGCCGATAAGTGTATTAAATAGTGGGCATGGTGATTCTGATACAGGAGCTATTGCAAACGGGTTAATTGAAAGAGATATTAACATGGTAGTTTCTAAAATAGCAAAAGAATTAATGGAGTTTAATGGGATTACAGTTCCACCTATTATTAGTGGATCTGATTTAAATGAAGTGATTCGTCAAGTAAATTTAATTAAAAATGCTAATCTTTGCCACAGTATCCATCATAATGCAGGTGGAGGAGATGGTTCCGAAACAATTCATTCTGTTTTTTATGGTCAGGGTACAGTTTTTGCAAAAATAATGGAAGAGGAATTTGATAAACTTGGTCAGAACAGACATGGATCGGGGGACTTAATAAAATTAAGTTCAGATGGTGTTCATGATTATTATGGATTTATTCGCAGTACCAATCCACCTGCAATTATTTCTGAATATGCTTTTATTGATAGTAGTGATTATAAATCTATTGACACTTACGAAAAACAACATGCTGAAGGTGAGGCGATTGCAAAAGCTCACTGTAGATTCTATGGTATTGAATTTAAGAGTCCTAAAAATACTTCAACTACTCAAACAAAAAATAATAATAAAGGAAGTGATAATAATATGTTAGACGTTGCAATTTTAAAATATTCTTCAGAAGATGAGTGGTCTGCAAAAGATATAGACGCTAAATTCGGTGGAGTAGCTAATTTTACTAGACAAGGAACAGATAAAAAAATCCCCTCTGCTTGCTTAAATTCAAAACTTCTAATTATTATTGGTGGATCAGATATTCCAACACATTCAAATCGCATTTATCTTTCTGGAAACACAAAATATGACACGGCAATTTTAGTTGGGAAGTATTTAGGATAAAGTAATTTTAAAAACCAAAATTAGAGATACGAAATAAAATCGTATCTCTAATAATATGATTTAATTGATATTTTAAAAATTAAAATCAAATTATTATTTATTAAATTGTCTATGTATTCGCAAGCCCAGACTTACATTCTGAGACTTGCTAGACTATACAAAATTGCCCTTTTGTGTAGTCTTGACGTAACTATATCATAGAAAGGGGCAGAAGTCAAATGGATAATATAATTATGGAAGAGGTGTTAAATGTGGATGAGAATGATTTTAAAGAGGTTAAAGAGGTGTTGGATAGTCATGGTTGCAGAATTGGTAAACTTGAAATCGATAGTGAAGTTATGAAAGAACGCTGGGGAAACATAACTTCTCAATTAACAAGAATTGAAAATAGTTCATTGACTGGTAATAATGCCTTGTTAGCAAGCAATAATGCTGTTTTATCAACTTTAAACAAAGTAATAGAAGGGAAAGCAACTCAATCAACAAATAACAAAGATATAATTATTAAAATAGTAACTATAGGTGGTTCAATTATTACTTTATTTATTTTGGGATATTTTGCTTTAAAAGGTGTAGATGTAAGTATTATTAAATAAAAATAAAAATAAGGAAGTGTATTTATATGGATTACAGTATTTTTAACCTTGGATTATCTCTTTTAATTTTAGCCACAATTAACATCGTCTTAGGAAGTGTCTCAGGTATTTTTAACCAACAATTTGATAAAACAAAATTCCTAAAAGGGATTGTAAAAGCATTAATTGTCGTTTTATCATTCGTAGCAGTAATATATGTTGGCTCATTGAACCCAAATATTTTGATGGTAAACGTTGATGGAAATCAAGTAAATTTATCTAATGCAACATATTTGCTTATGATGTCAGGGTATTTATATTATGGCAAAAATGTTTTGATTAAATTGTCAAGTTTTGTAAGTGGAAAATATAAAATAGACGAAACCAAAGAGGTGGAATAATAATTATGACAACTATAAAATCGGCATTAGAAAAATTAAACAAATCATACACGAATATTTGCATTACAATTTATTTTGGGTACAGGAGTATTTTACTAAAACTAAATTTGATTGAAATGTAAAATATTACTATCGACCAACAAATAACTCAAAATAAAACCTTTCTAAGTCTCTAAAAAACATAGGTCCTAACAATCTATCACAAAACAAATTTAAACTCAACCTATCATCATTTCTGTACATATCATAATATTACACAACCTGAAACCATTGCTATGAGCGTGTTTCAGAGAGTGAAAATATCATAAAAATTCCAAAGTTTAAGAAGTCATCTTAATGGTGACTTCTTTTTGCTTTTATAATATTAAATATAAATCCCAGAAAAGGGCCAATTTAATGGATATTTTGTGATTTTTAGGTTTTGAAAATCAAGATATAGGCTGGTTGTAGAGGTTGTCATTTATTGGCAATCTCTATTTATTATGTTAAAAAGTAAAAATATTAAATAAAGGAGATATGAATTATATGATTACTAAGGAAAAGGAATTTGTTTATATTTATAATCAATTTCAATCACAATTCTACTTTTCTAAAGGAATCTTGCCTATCAAAGTTGGAACTGGTAGTAAAGGTGATCCATATACAATGTTTAAAAATAATGAAGATATAAAATTAGCTTTTACTGAGTGGTGTACTCGTCGTAAGAAATAATAATTCTTACATGATATGAAGAGATATGAAAGGAATAGTGAATTTATGTGGAAGAGGCATCAACAAAGAAAAGTAAAGTCTATGTCAAAGATGGTATTGAAATTGCAAAAAAGATGGGACAACTTTATGTTACATATAGAAAGAAATTTATTGAACAATATCAAGACAAAGAAAACAATGATATTAAATGTGCAGAGCGTAAATTTGCATTAAATGATTCTATGATATTAAAACATTTAACTCAAGAAAAAACGATTGGAGTATTTTCAGGAAGTATAATAACTTCATTCATGTGTTTTGATGTAGATATTAAAGATGATAAATTATGTGAGTGGGCAGTTTATAAAATAGTTAATGCTTTGCAAGATTTGGGAATAGCAGGTAAATATATTCATATTAGTATAAGTGGTTCAAAGGGATATCATATCGAAATTTTCTTTGACGAACCAGTTTATCTCAATAATATAGAAACATTATATTTAATGGTTCTTAATGAAACAGATTTACTAAATATTGATTATGGAGAAATAGAACTTAGACCATGCAAAACAAAGACTAATAAGGTATTAGGAGTTAAATTACCTTTAGGCAAAAATCTTAAAACTAATAACACTTGTTGGTTTTGTGACTATGGTAAAGGGTTATTGCCTATTAAGAAGTATGATTATGTTTTATCAATTGAATCAATGCCAAAAGAAATATTATTGGATATTTTAGAAAAAGAAGATGATATTACAGTAACTCCCGAACAACAAGACAAAATTGAAGCAATTACAGAAAAACACAAACCATTATCAGAATACAAAAATAATGTTGATGAGAAATACACAGTAGAACAAATAGAAAATATAATAACTAATGGGTTACAAATTAAAGGATCGAGGCATAATGCTTTATTCAATATTATTAAGTATTATAAACACTTAGGAGTGTCCCAAGAAGATAACAAAGAATGGGTTACTGAATGGATGCATCAACAAGATAAAACAACTTACACAACAAAATGGGAAACTGTATTATTAGATATTGAGGAAATTCTTGAATATGTCTATACAAACAATTGTAGTTTTGTAATTAAGAATTTAAACATTGATGTTAGTATGGAAGAAATAATGGAGATTATTAAAATTAAAGGTAAGAATAATCAATTAACATTATACTCATTGCTTGTCCATAGTAAAAGATATTCTGTAAAGAGTGGGCAATTTTATATGTCTTATAATCAAATGATGGAAGTTACAGGATTAACAAAAATGACATTAATTAAAATAATACATCAGTTAGAGGATTTAAAATTGATCGTAGTTACAAGAGGAGGTAAAGCGAAATATAATACCAAATTAAATAAACCAATCACAGATACTAATAGATATATTATAAACCTATTGGGTATAAAAACAGAAATTGAGAATGAAGTAAGTATTGCTGAATTAAAATCATTTAAAGTATGCGATAAGAATTGTGTAGGATGTTTTAATGCTTGTTTGTTTAATATGTATTCTAAGAAAGATTTAAAGGTAATATTAAGTGAAAGAAATTATAGTGAAGTAATAAAGTATAAGGATTATTGTACTAATATTATGGTTAATGTTTAATATAAGGTAATAAATACTAGTATTTAATCTATATCATTATAATAGTTAATCAATAGTAATAGTAAAGGTAGTAGTGAGGGACTAGGGTAACGAGGTTACGAAGAACCCAACGTGGGTTTTATATAATAACCTATTGGGTATAATATCGTCGGTTTTTTCGGAGGGGGTTTGCCCCCTTATTTTTATTCCATAAATTAATTAAAGATATGAGGAGATGTGATTAATAATGATAAAGCAAATGGGGATTTATAAGATAGAAAATAAAGTTAATAAAATGATTTATATTGGGAGTACAACTAATTTTGATAATAGAAAAAGGAAGCATATAGATGATTTAAAGAATGGCGCACATTGTAATTTTAAACTACAAAATGACTATGATAAATATGGCGAGAATAATTTCAATTTCTTCTTTTTCAATATGGTAGAAAATAGAGATTCTTTAGAAAGAGAAGAAGAGGATGAAATTAATGCTTACTTAAAAATAATGGGAAGAGAATATATTTACAATATAAACTTAACTCCTAGTATAGATTTTAAAGATATAGATAGAAAAGAATTTAATTATCAGATGGTTAAGGATAATTCATGTAAATATTGTGATGATGTTTCAGGAGATGTTCTTGTTTCAAATGAAAATAATATAATTAGAGAAGATGAAGAATATTGGGTTTATATTCAAGATAATTTAATGATATTGTTGGAAGCAGACGATGGTGGTTCAAGTTATCTTGGGGATAAAGTAATTAATTATTGTCCAATGTGTGGAAGAAAATTATATAGTAAGTAAGTTCTATGCAAACCAATAAATAAAATTCCACATGACATAAATCTATAAATAATGTTACAATATATTTGTAAGTGATTAAGTAATTCACTTTCAACCTCACTTACACTCTCTTTCATCCTAAGAGGTAATCTTTTTGTAATGAAAGGATTATCTCTATTTTTCCAACTTTTCCTTTTGACTTTGTATGACTTGTACACTATAATTATCTAATAAACCAATTAGGAGAGATTATTATAATGGAAAAGATTAAAAATGAATTCTTCTATACAGAAGATATGTATAAAGAGTATTGTAAACTTAAATCTAATATAGCGAGTGATGGAAATGGAGTTAAGCATCACTGGATATTATCAAGATGTTCTTTAAATAAATGGATTAAAAAGAATAAAATATCTGAACATATGCTATTGAGAATGAAAATGCGAATAAAACAAGAACGTGAAGTAAAATTAGAAAAAGTTACTGAAACCAATACTAAAGAAGACGATGCTGAAATTTATGAATTTGCATTAGAAATCTTTAATATGAAAGTTAATTCTACTATTGATTGGGAATATGGAAAAGTAGATTCAGATATATTAATGGGAATAAAGAAATTATGGATGTTTGATTGCTTATTGATTATGTCTGCGTCATATGGTGGAGGTTTTGATAGTATTTTATGGATAAATAGAGATACCAAACCTAGAGATATTTATAAGTGGTTGATGGACACTTATATAGAACCTGTAATAAATCCAACATAATTACCTTCTATCTATTACCTTTTGACAATCATATACTCTTCCTCTATAATTAGTATAATAGGAGAGTGATTAAATGATTATTTTGGATGATAATAAAGTACAATTTACCGTACAAAGACAAAAACACATTATTGGAGGTAAACTATTTCCTGTTTCATCAAAAAGTAAACTCCAAGTATTTAACTCTGAATATACAGAAGAATTAGATAAAACTGATCCTAATATTCTTAGATTTACTAAACTTGTAAATCAATGTAAATTTGAAATGGGAGATGCTTATACAAGTTCTGATATTATTCTTCAAATTGCAGATGCGATAAATTTAGAAGCAAAATTCTTTTCTGGTTGGTTGATTTATCCTTTTAGCAACACATTCCCTACTCATCATGCTTGGACAGTAATTAATGGGAGTAGAGTTGTAGATGCGATGCAATTCCCTGAAGAAATTGATATTATGATGAAAACTGATATGACTGATCCTGATTTCAAGAGGAAACTTGCTGTTAAAATTGCTGAAATACGGAAGAAAGAAAAACCTCTTTCTGAATCATGTTTCTTCGGTAAAATTAATTATGATTGGGTTTATTATGTTGGGAGTCCTGATACTTCAGAAAATGCAAAAAGGATATTTAGAGAATTAATTTCAAAATATCCTAATCATCCTTCTTATATTCGTAAAGGGGTAAGAGAGTCAAATGGCAGAACTGAATTACAAAATTTAATTAATAAGGAAATGGGAGAGTGAGGAAATATGAACTCTGAAGAACTATGTGAAGAATGCATTGATAAAGAGGATTTAACTATCAAAGTAAACGAGCTTTCTAAATTGATATATGATGAAACAGTTCAAGTAGTATTTGATTTCGGATATTTACAAATAGAAGATGGAATTGGTGAATGTGAAATCTGTTTATCGGAACTATATAGAGATAAATTATATATCCGTATAAAAAGATATGAAGAAGAAACTATGCAACCTTCTTATAAAAACTCTACTATTGAAATTAAAAGTAATCAAATTAGTGATATTGATATTCACTCTGAAGAATTTAAAGATGGTTTCAAATGCATAGCAACTATCTATTTAATAAACCCAGATCACGATGTGACATTTTACTTAGTAGGAGATACTATAAAAGATCAGGAAAAACGTCCCAATAAATTTTATGAGATGTATAAAGAAGATATTATAGAATTTCATAACTCTAAAAATGAGTCGTAATGTAGTAATAAGAAGGTGGGGAAGTAACTTTCCCTTTCTCTCTTTTCCTCCATGTAAATATAAAAATAAAATTATACTTGACAATATAAATTGCTAGTGGTATAGTTAGGACAAGAGAAAGCGAGGTGAGGAAATATATGATTGTAACCGATACATAACTGATACATAAACTACAAACTACAAAATTCACAAGTGTCTATAAAGACAAAAATAAAAGTATTACGTTATTAACTCCTTACCTACCAAGGATTAATATAAATAGGGTTGTGACCTACACTAAATTAGAAAGGGGCAAATTATGTCTAAAAATATTAATATTGAAACTCAAGTTCAACTCGATGAAAAAAGTCACACTATTCTCAATGAGAAATTAAAAACCTTCAATTTAGACAGTGATATGAATTATGCCGTAGCAGTTCTGAAAATATTTATTACAAATTCAGAATCAAAGAAATATAATAAGTTAGCTGTTAACGTTGTGCCTAAAGTACAATTTGTTGTACCATTTGTTTCAAAAATATTAGCAACTGAATATATGAAGGAATTGTCTCAGAAAAACAAATTAATGATGTTTCTTCATGTTGAAAAAGGCAATATTGTTGTAAAAGATGAAGATATTGATTTAGCTATTAATAATTTATTAAATACATCAACAAGTCCAGAAATAGAATATGAAGAAATATCTAGATTAAGTTTATTCAATCTTATTGCCTATAATTGGATGAATTTTTCAGAACAAGAAAAAGATGAATATGCTTATAAGTTGGGAGGATTGAACGGGCATTATCATATACGAGCATTACTTGATAAGTGGGAGTTTAGTCCTGAGTTTGAGAAAGAAGTAGTAAACTATATATAAAATTTATTAAATATGGTTAGCAATATCTACTGTGGTGGGCAGTAGATAATATATAAGATTAAATAAATATTAGAAAGAGGTTGTAAAAATGGAATTTACAAAAGTCATTAAGCATGAAATCAGTGGAGTTTATGGAAATGTTACATATGGAGATCTTAATTTAAATGGAGAATATTATCCTTCTAGGTATAATTCAGAAGAAAGAAGTATTGATACAGAAGAAACTATTTCTCAAACAGATGAATTAAATGGGTTGCCAGAAGGTATAAGTATGAATGATTATTTCAATATGGCATTATTACAAAGATTAGATAGTATTGAAAAGAATATTAAGGGTTTACAAAATGTTTCTGTAAATATTACATTAGATAATATTTCAAATGAACTTCTTGTTAAATTGGCATCACTTATTTGTGGAGAGAGTGTAAAGATAAAATAGAGTATCTTTGACTAACCCATAGCAGAGGGGCTTATACTCTGCTAGTTAATAAAGGCAGACTTAGTGGCCTAAAATCGAAGAAGGGTTTGTAAATCCTTATTTATAAGGTTGAATTGCTCTCGATGAGGTAATGGGAGTTATGCGAATGTGAACTATACATAAAAAATATTAAGATATTCGCACCTATTGAAACTGCTGGCACAAATACCGTCAGCACATCTTATATGTATATGCAAAATTGCAACAATTTAATATGTTCGCACTTTATGCGGTTGCAAGGGTTGGTATGATAGGGAATTGGTGTTGGATGGTTGCAATTTTGCATATACATATAAGATGTAATTTTCTTTCAAAATTTATTTTATTGGTTGAATTTTCATATATGTAAAGATGTAAGTGACAAGGGATTTTTGACGCTAGTTACCGTAATATTTGTATATATTAAAAATGTAAGTTATATCTTTTGTTTGTCTTTGTATAAAATAATTATAAAAAGGATGATATAAATGAACAAATGTGTAAAAATTGAAATAAAGAATTATTTTAATTATAAACAAGTGCTTAGAGATTTAAGATATCAATCTTGGTTAGCTTGTAACAAGGCAATGATATATTATTATACATTTAACTTAGAAAAAATAGAGTATAAGAACCTAAACGGTATTAATATAGATGAAAAAAATAAATTTGGTAAATCTTATATGACATGGGTAGAAGATCATATGAAAAAAGTTATGAATATACATAATACCAGAAATATATCTCAAACAAATCAATTTGTTTCCAAAAGATTTAAATCAGATATTAAAAAAGGATTATTTAAGGGGCAAGTGCTCTTATCAAACTTTAAACAAAATATTCCTATACTCTTAAAAAATGATAATTATAAAATTATACAAGGTAATAAAGGGTTTGAAGTTAAATGTAGTTTATTTAATACATCATATCAAAAAGAAAACGATATAAAACAAGTTAATTTCACTATTAATACATTAGATACTAGTAAAAAATCAATCTTAAATAGACTAATATCAGGCGAATATAAACAAGGATCAGCACAAATCATTGAAGATAAAAAAGGGAAGTGGTACTTAATAATCAGTTTTAGTTTTGAACCAGTTGTAAGACAGTTGGATATGAATAAAGTATTAGGGGTTGACTTAGGAATTGTAAATACAGCAACAATGCAAGTATTTGATATAGTTACTGAAAAATGGGATAGAATATCATGGAAAGAAAGTAAAATCAATGGTAGCGAGTTAATTCATTATAGGCAAAAGATTGAAGCAAGAAATAAACAAATGTATATTGCCAGTAAAATAGTTGGTAATGGCAGGATAGGACATGGTAGAAAAGTTAGATTGAAACCAGTAGAGAAAACTAGAGATAAGGTTAGTAAATTTAGAGATACATATAACCATAAAGTTAGCAAAAATATAGTTGATACTGCATTAAAATACAATTGTGGAACTATTCAAATGGAGAATCTAAGTGGATTTTCTGAACAACAGTCAGAGAAATTTTTAAAAAATTGGTCATATTTTGATTTACAGACTAAAGTTAAATATAAATGTGAAGAAAAGGGTATTAAATTTATCTTGATTGACCCAAAATACACTAGTCAAAGATGTAGTCATTGTGGATGTATTGATTCTGCTAATAGGGATTGTAAGGGCAATCAGGCTAAATTTAAATGTGTTACATGTGGACATGAAGAGAATGCAGATATAAATGCTGCAAAGAATATTAGTATTCCAATGATTGATAGTATTATTATAGAGTGGTTGAAGATGATGAGTAAATTTAAGGATAAGAAGGTTGGTTAATTAATTTTAAATCAAAGAGAATAAGGAGATTTAGAATGATATATTTGGAAGGTTATTTTGATGGAAGTGTAAAAAATAACAAATCAATTTATGCTTGGATTTACACAGTATACAAAAAGAAAAATTTAAACCAAAAATATTATTAAAAACAGAAAGTGGATGGGATTTTTGCTTCAATGCTAGTGTTTATGAAACTGAGTATTTAGGATTAATTAGTTTATTAGATTATATTATTCATAATGAACAATATATTGTAGAAAGAATTTTAATAAAAGGAGATTGTAAAAGTGTTTTTATTACAATTAATCCTGTCAGATACAGATTGAAAAAATCTTTTAATGAATATATATTGTTGGCAAGAGAATTAAAAGATAAGTTGCATTTAAAGTATTTAATACCGATTGAACTTAATTGGGTTCCTAGAGGAGGTAATAAACCTGCTGATAATTTATGTAAATATGTTTGGAAGAATATAATGTGAATATAAATTTCTAAGTAAGGATGTTGTGTTCTATGAATTCTAAAACTTCCGTAAAAATCAGAAACAAAGGAATGTGGTTTCACAAACATGGTAAACACAAAGGACTAAAAGAAATATCAATTATATTCAACAAGAGAAGACGATTTATGTATGTGTTTGAACCGATAAATATGAATTGTGGGAATTGGTCTAGTTTTAGGTAATTTTCAAGTAAACAAATTGATAAATAAAACTATACAGGTGAGAACTTGCAAGTTGTAGAGCGTAGCTACGCCTCCCTGATCAGGAGGAGAGAAATTAGAGATGGAAGAGAATGAGTTTAGTGTTAAATATATATTAGAAAATTGTTTAGATAAGATTGCTTATGGATTTGTTTACATAACTACAAATATGGTTAATAATAAGAAATATATTGGGCAAAGAATGTTTGTTAAGGATTGGAAATATTATCTAGGTAGTGGCAAATATTTAAAACTTGCTTTTAAAAAATATAGTAAAGAAAATTTTAGTCGAGAAATAATCGCAATTGCTTATTCAAGAGATGAATTAAACATATTGGAAATAATGTTTATTAAAAAATATAATGCTGTTATTGATAATAATTATTATAATATATTGGAAGGAGGAGGTGGATCTCCAACATCTGGAACACATTATTCAGATGAGCTTAAAAAGAAAATTAGTAATGCATTAAAAGGAAAACGTCTTTCAGAAGAAACAAAAAGAAAGATAGGGGATGCTGAAAGGGGTGAAAAACATTATAATTATGGGAAGAAAATGTCTGATGAGACAAGATTCAAACTTAGTCAATCTCATATGGGTAAAATTATATCTGAAGAAACCAGAGAAAAAATAAGTAAATCCAATATAGGGAGATTTGTTTCAGAATCTACTCGAATAAAAATAGGTAGTAAACATAAAGGTAAAATTATATCTGAAGAAACACGAAAGAAATTAAGTGAAATAAATAAAAAATTTAATGATAAAGATATAGTTGAAATAAGGGCAAAATACAGTACGGGGATATATTCTCAATATTCTTTAGCCAAACAATATTTAACATCCCAATCGGTTATAAATAACGTTGTTAATTGTAAGGGAGTTTATAAAGATATTTGTTATCGTGAAGACAAAATAAATAAGTTAAAATTTAAAAGATTAACTAGCAATAAAGCTGTAATATGTAGTACAACAAATAAGATGTTTCAATCTATTAACGAAGCAAATATCTATTATGGATTGTCATCTAATAATAGAGATATTGGGCAAGTTTGTAAAGGAAAAGCAAAATCATCAGGAAGTTTATTAGATGGAACAAGACTTACATGGATGTATTTAGACAAATATTTAGAAAATAATAAATAATATTATTAGGCATCATCATAATTGATGATGCCTAATTTTTTACCATTTTAATATCAAACTTATTAACCCAATACCTTAGCCAATAACTGATCCTTCACAAAATCTTGTGTTTTGCTTGTGTTAATTAACTTCCCTTCGTTACGAGTGATATTCGTTATCCATAAATCATTATCTCTACTTAAGAAATTACTTGGTTGTGTGAGTTTTTTGAGTTTATCTTTCCAATCACTAACAAATTGTAATTCTACTGCAAGTCCAAACAATGCGTGGATGAACATTACTTCACCAATATACGAGTTCATTTTCTCCACTTGTCTAACTTCTGGTTCTACATTACCATATATTTTAGGATACAATTCGATAATCTCGTCCCAGAACTCACAGAGATAAGAAGATACTTCGTTTGTTTCTGACTTGGTAGCAGGTGAAAACAATGAGCAACCTTTTAATAGTGTACTAAACGTCATCACGGCAGGACTGGATCTTTTCAACGAATTTGAAATAACCTCAATTTTCCCACGGAAAGTATCACTCATAACCTTTTGTGCAATTGCATTTTTAGGGTTGAAAATATCGTGAAATGCAATCCTTGTTTTTGAAATTGGAAGTCCATAAGAATTTAGCTCTACGAAGACATTTTTGCAACTGGCGTGATCCAAATTTTCTATTGTTACTGGGAAATAGAAATCATTTGGATTCTTAATTGATAAAACATCCTTTTTGAATTTAGAATACCATGTCTTGCAGCAATCAATTCTATGAGCACCATCATTTATGGCTAATGCACCATTGCCAGATAAAGTTCTTTCTTCTGGGTCATAAATAAGTGCATCTGGATAATCCTTGTCGTAGTTCAAATATAGACATCCTCCATTTATATTTCCCTCAAGACATGCTCGCAAGATGGAATCGCTGTGCTTCTTATTGATGATCGGTACATCGCCCTTACTGGTAGTATGTTTTAAGCCTCTTTGAATACTATCAATATAGACTATTTTAGGACTTGAACTTAGACTTAATTCTGCCAATTGCATTGCTGAAAGGGATAAGTGATACTTATATGGTTTACCGTCACGCATAGTACAAGATACGTCCGAAAACTCAAAAGATTTATCATCTGCACTATTCAATTTCTCTAATCTTTCCTTCATCTGCTTCTTTAAATCTCTTGCTAATTTCTTCTTTTCCTTCTCTTCTTTTTCTAATCTCTTTGCTTCTAATTCATTCCTAGTTTCATTAAATTCTTCCACTTTCATTTGTTCACTTAAACTTCCAAACGTAGGCTTTGGTTCTTCCCATATTTTTTCACTCTCAGATTCCATTTCTTTAGCTAATTCAGTTTCATGTTGTTGAACCATATCCTCATCACCAACAATTTCGTCTAAACTTTCAAATCCTGCACCAGTTTCATTCATTCCGTTTAAAACCTCTTCCTTAACTTGATTAACCACACCTACATCCATCTGTGTAACCTTATCCTTATCCTTACCTTTCCTCGCCATATCATTTTCTCCCTTCATAATTTTATTGTCATCCATTTCCGCATCTTCCATATGTCCATTTCTATCAAACTTAAAAATCATAATAAAACACCCTTTTCATTATATTTTTGATATTATCACTATTTTATGAGTTTCGCAAGTTTTAATGCTAGTTTTATTAAAAAATATTAAAAATAACCTAAAAAAGAAAAGAGCGAGCAAGTCACTCACTCCTTAATCAATCCTCTCACAATGCAAATACTAATACCTTTGCAAATAATATCAACCCACCTAACAATATTGAACCACCAACTATTTTTGTTTTTGCTGTTTTACCTTCCTCTGTATCTTCCACATTATCAGGTTGAACTATAGGTGGAAATACAGGATCTTTTATCTCTTGTGTTTGTCCTGCATCAGTTGTTAAATGAGTTTTTACTTTGGATATCAATTTTTCTAAATTGTCATTATCTTTAAAATGTTTTCCAATTTCTACCTCTATTTCATCAGTAACACCTTCTGCCGTGACAGTTCTCCTATACTTAAAAATATCTTTATCATATCTTCCGTTCATACCAGTATTTTTAATTTTATTTTGCACATATCTTCCAATTCTATCTAATCCACCTAAACTTGCTAATTGCATATTTGAAGGAGTTGCCACAATCATATCTCCATTACTTAATTTTTTATTCCATTCTTGTAAAGTGCCATAGCCTAAACTTGGATTTGATTCTAGCCAGAACATATTATTGTTTTGTGGCATTGGATAAAGATAATATAATTTATGATATGGTTTAGTTACATAATCAGTTGGAGTTGCTTTTGCTACGAATGGATTTATTAGTGTAATGCCTACTAATATCATCATTATTGATAATGCTAAATTCCTACGAATAGATGATTTTTTCAATACAATCATTCTTAATTTCATATAATTACCCCTTTCTTTTTCAAGAATAAGAATTCTGCGTCTAGAACTTCCATAATATCTTCTCGCGATAATGCGGTTTCCCACGCGATAAAATCAATCAATTCTTGTTCTTCAATATCAGGAATTTGATCAGTATTAACTAGTAACCATTTTCGATATTCTCTTTCACTTAACCAACGGTTTGAATATTTTATGACAAATTTACGAAACAATTCTTTTGCTTTTGTAGTTTTCATATGAACACCTCTTTCTTACAATCATTTTAAATAACTAATTGGATTTACAGTTTTACCATTAATTCTAATCTCAAAATGTAAGTGATTTCCAGTAGAACCAAATCCTGAAGATCCTATTTCTGCAATCTTTTCACCGCTAAAAGCCATTTTGCCTTCCGTGACAATAACTTTTGAACAATGAGCATATAGAGTTTCATATCCATTACCATGATCAATAATAACGTGTAATCCGTATGGGCCTTCAGAATTAATAATCTTCTCAACTTTTCCTGTTCGACTAACTTTTATCACATCTCCTAAGTTTCCAGAAATGTCCAAACCATGATGAGTATCCCCAGTATAATTCTGTGTAATTTTACCCTTAATAGGCCAACTAAATTTTGCTCCTAAATATCTCTCCCATATATTTTTATAGCCGACATCCATAGTTTCACTATTACTATCAATTCCTAAAACATTATTAATCTTCTCCTTTCCTCCGCTATAAGTCATAGCAATAGAATGAATATCATCACTAAATTGTTTTAGAGGAGCAAAAGTACATGATATAACCATTAATCCTAAACTAACAACTGCAAGCCACTTAATTGCTAATGCCATCTCTCTACCAGAAGTATGTCTAACATAAATATAAACCACTAAATATAAAGCACTTAAGCGTACAAGATTGGAAATCATTTGAAAACCTCTGCCACTTTTTTAAGAAAATCTAGAGAAGCATTTAGCACTATAAGAGTTACTAGTATTAAACCAAGGGTATCTGCGTAATACGTCCATTCACCTTTCCCAAATATTTTAAGTCCCATTTTTACCACTTGTAAACCCACAGCGATGCCAAGAATAGCTAAAATTGGGGTAGACGCTTGAATTCCTTGGAACATTTTAACTCCTCCTTTTTTGCTAAATGAAGTTTTGAACAGAAGTTTTTAATTTCATCAAGAGTAAGAAGTTCTATCGAATATGGGAATGCTTTATCCTTGTTGATTATCTTCTGAATTTTGTTTTTTGCTGTATCACCTCCATCAGTTACAATTAAAACTACAAATGTTTGATTTTTGGACAAGTCTATCCACCAATAAGTAGAAATGCCTTGATATTTATCTTTAATTAGTTTTTCTGCCAAGGAGTTGTATTGCTTGATTTTTTTAAATTCATTCCCTGATTCATATCTGGTAAATTCATTGAAATATATCTTTTTGTCATTAAATGTATCAAATGTCATAAATTGATCTGGTTTTATAATTGGTAAAAATTGATTTGGTTCATTCTCAAAAGTAAGATTCGTATAATTACTTGCTCTAGCATTAAGGACAATAAAAGTATAAATCCATGATTTACCTAATGTGTGTTCGATATTCTTAGGTTTTTTCTCATCAAATAACCAAAAATAATCTTTTTCTAAAAATGAAATTCTATCACCTCTCTTAATCCTATGTTTTTTCTCTAATCTTCTACAACAACGATGTGCCATTTCAATTGAAAGACCTTGGAATTCAAGTAAATGGATTTGTGTTGTGTTCAAGCAGATACAACGTTCTAGATGTGTTAACACTCTTAAATCTCGGTAGTAACCCTTTGTATGATTTGTTTGATTCACAATCATAGACCTCCCCTTGAATGTCTGTATAAGGCATAGGATATTGAATTAATTTAGATAGTAATTCTTCGTATTTATCTGGGTCTGATGCAATACTAGGAAAATACATAGACTGTACCTCTATTTCTTCATCCCAATCAAATATTGCTCTACCCTTTGCTTTTTTAGGGATAAATGCTGCTTTTGAATTTCCTAAAACCATATTGGAGTTCGTCGCATCCTTTACTTTATAAACTAAATTAGCGTTAAACATTGCCTTTAACTCACTGAAGTTTCCTATTTTACCAAGACTATTTGCACTCGGTCTCTGAATTGCTCCTACGGAAAAAATTCCTTGGGATCTCCCTTGATGAAGTAATCGATTAAAAGATTCATATGCATCGGAAGTGAATTCTGCCATTTCATCACAAAAAATTACTAGTGCTGGCATTTGGTATCCTAGTTTTAAAAACTCTGGGAAATTTCTAGCTCCAGTTTTACTAACTATTTGTGCTCTGCGATCATTTTCTACATTAACTTGTTTTAATAATTTCTCTATGTGTGAATGTTCTTTTGCCCACAAAGCACCATATTTTTCAAAATATTTAAATTCACCAAGTTTAGGATCACATATTACAGGGATCACAGCAGGTTCACTATCAATACCTTTCAAACTGTTTATAAGTAGCATTGTATAAATAGCAACATGACTAAAATTTGATTTACCTGAACCCATTTGTCCTACAAGTAAAAGTGTAAGCATATCACACAAATCTTTAACTATTAATCCGTTAATCGAGTATCCAAAAGGGATAGGAATTACCATACCCCTTTTTAGATATAGTGTCGGATCAAAATTATAAGGATATGTTTTAGTTCTGTTTACATTAGAAATAGTCATATGAACTGCCATGCCGTGTTGCTCAATCTGGCAATTGCCTGTTTCTCCTAAAGCGTCTGCGAAAGTTTGTTCTAATTTTTTAAAATTTTCAAAGTTTAGTCCGGCAGGAAGATTAATTACAAAAAACCAAGTTTCATTATTATGTTCATCTAAACTTTTAATCCTTTGGATTACTTCTTTAATACTTTTAGGTCTACTTAATTTAGTTTGTTCTGCTACATCTTCATCCTTCGGTTTTACAAGATGCCTTTTGATAATTATAGGACGATAATCTTCTCCATAATGAAACACAATTACATCATAAACTTTTGCAGGAATTCCACCACCACGCTCTCTTCCTTTTTTCCATTGTTTAATTGCAAGATCATAAGCATCCATTTTGTTTGACATAAATTCACCTTCTTTATAGTGATTATGAATAAGTAACAAAAGTGTGAACATACGTTTGCTGAAACATTATTCACAACGTTTACCGATACAAACGGTTAACAAGCTAAAAACTGCATGTAGCAAGGAATCTAAAATCAAAAGAAGAGAAGGAGGAACAATGTGCCGACAGATAATGAATCGTATGAAAGAGGACAGTAGATAATGTTTGGTAAATATTATGAGTTAGTGAAAAAAGGGATAAAGTAAATTAAGGCAGTCTATTATCTTTTATAGACTTGCCTTAATTTAATAAAAATGCCATATATTTATTAAATTTAATTGGTTATTTTATTAAATGAACTAAACTTACAGAACATGCAATCACTAATGATGATCCAGATATAATACATATAATTCCTATTAATGCCATAACTATTCATCCCCTTTGGAAGATTATTATAGATTTAATATTACCAAAGAAAAAACAAATATACATTGAAAATGTTAAACAGTATACATAGACAAATATATTTTCTAAAACATACTTGTCTACATCAACATACTCACATTTGTAGACAAGTCTACACACTCACAACTGTAGATATATTTACATACAATCACATACCTACTATTCCATACCTACACCCGTATACACACAATCGTATACTTGCAAAAATCTACAATAGATGATACACTTACCTCATATAAAATACAATCAGGGAGGGCATTTATAATGAATGAAATGAATGAGGAAGTAATTTTAGGGCTTGATGCAGGAAATTCTTATTACAAAACCAGTAAAGGGATAGTATTAAGAGCAAGAATTAAGTTTAATACTGAGGGCGATGGTTTACTCAAAAGTAATACCTATCTGGTTAAAAAAGATGGTTTAAGTCATCTCGTAGGTGATCCAGAAGGAAAAACTTACATCAATCCAGATAAGTACACTACACCACATTTTGATTTATGCACATTAACTTCAATTGCCTTAAGTTTTCCAAACTGTAAAGATATTAAAGTCAAATTAGTTGTTGGAACTCCTGCTGGATACTATAAGCAACACGCAACACTATATCTCGAAAAGTTACGAACTATGGGGCCACAAACAATTAATATTGGTGATACTAGAGGTAATATTAATATTGAAGTCATTGATGCTATTTGCTATATTCAATCAGGTATAATTGATTCTCAAAAAGGAAAATATGAATATCCCCTATTAGTTTTAGATTTTGGTGGAGGAACTTTAGATGCTTCATTGTGGCGTAAAGGTGACGATATTAACCCTGAAAATACTGAAGTAATTTTAGATTCTAAAGTTAGTTATACTCAATTTGGATTTGACCAGATATTAGAACAAATGACAACGACATTTAATTCTAAAAATGGAACTAAATTTAAGCCTCATGAATTATTGCAATATCTTAAACGATCTGAAATTACATTACGAAAACAAAGTTATGACTTGCAAAAAACAAAAGATGAAATTCTTTATGATTATATTGACAATGTGATTTCTTCTTTAGAACAAACATTTGATTTGCAACAAGCATTAGAAACATGTGTCATGGGAGGCCCAGCTGAAATTTTGCTGTCTTATCTTAATATTAAACTAGACAATACAGCAAAATTAGCTAGTGAACATCCACAATTAACTAATGCTTTAGTATATCTTGATGGTGGAAAACAATATTGGGAATTGGATGAGTAGCTATGGGCAGTCTTAGAAAATATGTTGGAACAAATCTTAGCTCAAAAAATGATACAATTTTAATTGATTATGTAAATCAAATGGAAGAACAAGGAATTTCTAATTCACAGTTGGTTAAAACTTGTTTAAAATTTTATATGGATTATTATCCTAAAAAACTTAAATTGGATGAATTTAATGAGAAAATTACTGACAATATTGTGTCAGGGAATATTAAGGTGTCTGTGAATAGTGTAAATCCAAGGAAACAGAGAAAGAAAAATGAAAAAGTTGTGAATCAACTTGAGCCTGAACAGTTTGAAACAACTCCTGAAGTAGCTGATAAAAAGAAAGATAGTATTTTTCTTAAAACTATGAGTAATCTTATGTCTGAATGATTAATTTCATAATATATAAACCTCATCTGATGATACAAATAAGTATTGTTAGATGAGGTTATTTTTTTTATCCTCCACTTGCCAAACCAATTTTCCCCTGATATAATCAATACAAATATCCATGTAAACAAATGTTTACTCATAAACATGGTAAACACAGCATTATTACCACCCAAAATGTAAACATTTTCAATCCCTCAAAACTAAAATCAAGGGAGGAATCACCCATGAATGAATCGGAAGAATTCAAAAAACCATCTTCCTCTACCCTTTCTATACGTTTAGATAATGAAGATGGTAAAACTGAATGGGCCTCACTTCAAAATCGTACAGGATTAAATTCAAAAGATTTATTCTTAGACATAATCAGACTGAAGAAAGACCAACTAGAATCTGAATCAGGTGGGATATCAGAATTAATAACACCACAAATGATTAAGGTCAAAGAGCACACAGAGCGCATTATTCAGATGTTTACTGAGATTACTAGAAGTGAAGCAGATCAAAAGAAATTCCATATGGAAACAGTCCAAACATTAACCAATGATTTTAAAATTACTTTAGATTCCCTAAGAGAAAGAATTGATATTACTGAAAATAACAAAAAAGATTCTGATAAAGCAAAGAAAGAAGCAGAAGATAAGTCGGAGACTTTATCTAAAAGAAATATTGAGTTAGAAGGAACACAAAACAATTCAAATTATTTGATTGAGACATTAAGATTAGAAAATGATGAAATGAGAAAAAGAATTGGGTCTGTAGATGAATTAGAGTTTTCTATTGGAGAGGCAGAAGAATCCAATAAATATTTACAACTTCAACTTAAAGAATCTGAAAATAGATCAGTATTTTTAGAGAGACAATTAGGTGAATCAAAACAAGATAGATTAAAGGAAATTAATGAGTTGAGAGAAAATTATATATTGGAATTGAAGGCAATGAGACAGGAATTGAAAGATGAGTGCGATAAGAGGATTAATGAGATAAAAAAAGAGAATGAGAGATTGGAGATTAAGGAAAAGATATGGTTGCCAGTTAATGTTAGGTAAAAACAATTGAAAATATTTAAAGCACTATCCAAAATCAAATGGATAGTGCTTATTTTTTTCGTTTTATTATTCGGCCCAATACTTATCAACATGTGGATAAGAAAATTTCAGAAAACTATATACCTGTGGATAAATTTGTTGTACACTTAGAAGGAGATTTGTATTACCCTGTCGAATATATCTAATTAGTCAAACAAACTCAATAAAATAAGCGAAGCCCATCAGGTCTTGCAAGGACTTGACAGGCTTTTAATCAAGTAATGTTCCAACACAACATTTACTTAACGCTCTTGATATTAATTATAGTCAGATATAGAAAAAAATCAAGTCTATATTTTGGTAATAATTTAGTAAAGGAATGTCAAAAGTTGGTAGTGTGTAATGAAACATACTGCCAACTTTTTATTGAGTAAGATTAACTTAATTAAGCAAATGAAAAATCTCCTAAAGCGTAGAGTTTTGCCGACACATCGCTTTAGGAGATCCAGAAGACTAGATGAAATTTCTAATACAAGTATATTGTATCAAATTTTTAGAAAATGTCAACTAGTTCTTCTAGCTTTGCTGTGCAATGTTAGAAAGAAGGAATTAATTTGTTCAGATTGCCAAAACCTCAGAAAAATTATATGGAAGTCCCAAATATTGTATTTGATGAATTAATACCTAGAATTAGTAATCTATCAGCTTTAAAATGTTACTTACTCATGTTAAGAAAGTGTTGGGGTTTCTCTAAGACAGGTGACTGGATAAGTATATCGCAATTAACAAAACTCACATTATTGTCAAAACCAAGCGTAATAACTGGAATGAAATGGTTAGAAGAAGAAGGGTATTTATGGTCTGCTCAATTTGGCGATTTAGGAAATATTAAAAAGATGTATTTTTTATGTTCGGAAGAAACTGAGGAGGTAGAAAATATGTATAAAACTGGAATGATTAGTGCAGAAAAATTATATGAAATTATGATGGAAGAAAGGGAAAACTCAAATGTCAAGTAGTCAAAATTCTTTACTAGAAAAACGGTACTTATCCACAGAAAATAGTAGTAAAGAATTTTAACTAGTAAAGAATTTTGACTAGCGACTAGTAAAGAATTTTGACATACAAAAGAAACCAATACAAGGTTTATATATCTTAATATTAATACGCGCGAGAGTAAAGTTATCCACAGGCAACAAAAGAAAGTCAAAGGTGACATCATGTTTGAATCAGAGCAACCAGAATCAGAAATATCACGTATGTTAAAAGCAGATATTCAATCTCAAAAGAAAACTGCATTAGGTATTCATGGTAGAGCACTACGTCTTAGAAAACATGAATGCGTAAGAATGCCAAGTGATTGTTTGTCAGGTTTGGCTAAGAAAATAGTTACTCTACCATCCATTTTAAGAATAACAACAATTGGAGTGATAGCAATGGAAACACTTATTAATCGCATAAAAACAGGTGAAATTCCTCTCAAATCAGAATTTGAAGAATTAGATTTTGAGAACAACCAAAATGCTATAGCAGAATTAAGAAGATTGCATACGAATCATGAAATTATGGGTGTTTGGAAATGTTCTAGTGGTACTCTTTCAAATTATTTTGAGAAGGTTCAAGTTGCAAAAAGTAAGGGAAACAATATACTCACAGGAAAACCTGCTGTTGATTATTTAAACAAAAATCGAGTATCAAAAGGTTTACCCAAAATTGAAGAAGAAAAAGAGAAGCGTCCATATCATAGAACTGCTCCTCTTACTGATAAATCTAATCTAAATGAAAATATTATTTTGGATGATAAAATTATTAATGATATTCATGTTCCTGTACAGAAAGTAGTAGAAGTTAAATCATTTGCAATAGAGAATAATTATTTAATTAATGTTAAACGAAAGTTTAAAACTAAAGAGTTAGAAAGTTTCTTAGAAAGATTGTCTCTGTTTCTCAGTGAGGATGGTCAAGAATTTCTAGTTGAAATTAAAGTTACTGAAGTTGTAAGTAAGTAAAAAGTCTACCATAGTTTATTAACTTGAAAGGATTTGTATCAATAATGCAAAGACAAAAAACATGGGAATTACAAGAATGTAAAGATTCTTACACAGAATTAATTGAGTCAGTTGAATCATTAGAAATTAAAATGAGTGAAAGAATGAAGATTATCGCTAAAGAGATAGTGATAACTTCATTCCTGAATAATTTAAAACCTAATTTAGAAAATTTTAAGAACAGAGTTATGCGTGAGAATAGAATTATGAATCATAATATTTATTAATAGACCATCATCAACCCTTTACAATCTCAATATAGAATTCGCCACCTCCCTCATTATCAAGCACTCCGTCAATTCTAGCTATCAATTCCGTTCCATCCTCATATTTAGCAGATTCATAATTACATCCACACTCACATTTTAAATCACTAATCATAATTAATTCGCCACATTCTGCATCAGGAAACATTCCTTTAATTGCTGAATTATATGTTTCATACAGTTCTTTCTTGGCATCCTCAATTGTATTAAATGATGTAGGTTTACCAAAAACTCCTGATTTACCTTCTTCAAATAGATTTACTCCGAATCTAACTTGATATTTAATATTATTAGTATTTTTGCATTTGAATTGTTTAATCTTTCCCATTTTTAATTCCTTCTTTCAATTGTTTTATTTGTTTTATTAAATATTCTTCATCTTCACTATGAAAACACGTTTCACAAGTTAATCCATATTCTTTTGATGAGCAATTGTTTATATTGTAATTTACTGGACATTTGAATTTCATATTATTCTCCTATCCACCACACCTAGTACAAACCATCATTCTCTCTTGACATTCTCTACCGAAATGCTCACCTCTTGATTCTTTTACTTCTACTAATTCACTTCTGCAAGTCTCACATAAACCTTCTTCCTTGCAGAATTCTTCATTCTTTTCGCTCATATAATCAAGCAATAATCTGAAGTTAATAGCATCGCTTGGCATTCTTAATCTATTTACTATTTCTAAATATGATGGATCTGAAACATCATATACGAGAACATCTTTAATATCGTATGTGTCATAATTGTTCATATTATTAATCTCCTTTTTAATTTCTATATTTAATGATTGATTAATTATGTAGTCGGTATATTGTTCACAAGGATAATCACATGAAGAAATACGATTGCATTTTGTTTCATTACAATATCTCATTTTGTCTCCTTTATTTTATATTTTAAAGTTATTTTGGTCAAACATATTTTCTAACAGCTCTATTACATCGTCCAATGTATCGCAATAATTACTAATACAACAATTAATATGTGGACTCCAATGTTTACCTTGCTCTCCAAATGCTATTACTGGTTTGCCTAATTCTTTAAATCTAGTTAATTCAAATATGGTTCCTGGTGAGTAATCTATATCATTGATACAAACAACACAAATATCTGATTTGTTAATATAATAATTATTTTGATCAACTATTATTTTTTCACTATATGTATGATTCATTTCTTTTAAGAATGTTTTTACAGGGTTAAATGTTTGAATATTATTGCTGTATGCCCATTTGTCTAAGATTTCTCTCCATTCAATAGCTTTGTGTAATTCATTGTTGCGATGATAATATGTCATGCAACTTGCTTCGTAAATATACAATTAAGCAACTCCTTTAATTTTATTTAATACTTCTTGTAAGCAATCATTAATAGCAATATTATTTACAACATAATCAACTTCTTTATCAATGAATTGAAATAATCCTTGATCTGAAAATATCCTTCTAAATACTTCCATAAGATTATCTCCCCTATCTACCATACGTTTTAATCTTACACGTTCAGGGACTTTGATATAGAATGATTTAATATGTAAATTAGGAATCTTTAATAATTGTCTAAGGCCGTGAGGCTCAACAACTACACAAGAATTATCTAAGCAATCTTCACGAGCAATTCCATAATACCATCCATTATACATTGTATATTCTGCAAAGAAATTAATTTTTAAATGATATAGAAAATCCTCTTTTGATATATAGTGATAATCTACTCCATCAATTTCTCCATCTCTTATTGGTCTTGTTGTATAGCTAATTATTTTGTTTAGTCCATTTTTCACTAATTCTTTTTCTATGGTTGATTTTCCACTTGCTGATTCGCCCACTAGTATAATCATTTATTTAATCACTCTCCCACAACTATTTTTTTCATTGCAATATCCAAGTATTTCACATTTTACTTTTGCATAACTTATAATTGTTTCCCATTCACTATTCAAACTACCAACAACACTTTTTAGATCCTTAACAAATTTTCTAAACTCCCAATATGCCCTATTGCATTCTCTAACCTCTACCATATGTAAAATAGCTCTAGCATTAATTTTTAATACAATTTTACTTTCCATGGCTAGTGGAAGGATATTAGCAATATCTTCTTTTGGAATATCTAAGCTTTCTAATTCTTTGTAAGAATTTTGAATTGATAGCATAATTCTTTGATACACACTAAGGGCTATAATATTTTTTGAAATAGATTCTGGAGTAATATAATCAAATTCTCCATATTTAATATATCTTGTCGAAGCTTGAAGTCTTGATGTTCCAATGATATGGGTATATATTTCACGAATAACTTTTGCAGAGTAACCACTTATTTGTAAAGTAACATCTGCATATTCTAGAACTCTACCATGATTTGATTCAATGCAATCAACTCCTATTTGTGGAGATGGCTTTGAATCCCAACAATAACTAGCACATTCGCCCATTAGTGACAATGGGTTTTGTGTATAATCAATAACTTTAATCAATCTTATCTTCCTCCTCAATTACTTCTATTTCTATTTCTATTTCAACTTCTTTTTCTTTAAAAACTTCCATAATACTTTCCAATAGTAAACCATCTTCAAATTCAACTTTATAATATTGTTTACCGTTTCTGGTTTTACTTCTACCAATTATTTCACAAACAGCAGATTCTTTACCTTTGCATAAACCTCCTTCATATGTGACAATAGTTCCAATCTCAAATTTATAATCGTTTTTATTAATTGATGATTTACTAATCTCGCTATATTTATTTTGCTTTTTTGGTTTAGTTCTGGGATTTAAGTTTATTGATTTACCCTTCGCTATAATTCTCACATCCTTTATAATTTATTTTATTATATGTACTTATAAAAACATTATATCTTACTTTAACAATAATATCAACATATAGTATCAATACTTTATAAATCCAATAACCCTATCATCTTCCCAACATTCACCTTCAGGCAAACTAATCTCAATTAAATCATCATCATCCCTATACATATGTAAAATATGACTACACTCTTCAAGTTTATCTTGTTTATAATCATCAAAATAAATAACTATATTACCATTATTTATTTTAAGTTTGTATCCACCACACCATTGAGTATTTTCAATTTCTGCATCATTTACAACTAATTTTACTCTAACCCCTATTAATCCATTGTCTGTATGTACTGATTCAATTTTAATTTGCTTGTCTTTTGTTTTATCACAAAACCACTCTAAATCAAATTCTTTCATAATAATTCCTCCTAATTTCAATCAATTTTAGTCATCTAAGCGTCTCAAAAACACAGCACCTAACAATCTTACCTAAAACAAATTCTGACTCAAACTTGCTATCATTCTGTTGACTATGTAATTACCTGATTCTACAATCGGCCTGTAGCAATTGTTTCAGAATGTGATATTTAGCTAAAAATTTTAATTGTCAATAGATGAATCAACATATTCAATACACTCCTAACTTTCTTAATATTTTCTTAAACTTTCCACATTTCAAACAAATATAAGATTTAATTTTATATATTGCTTTATATTCAGATTTGAGATAAGTATAATCATGTCTGCAAAACAGTTGTTTTAAAAATTTATTTATTAATTTCATTGTGTTTCTCTTTTTGCAAATAATGGTCTATGTTCAAATCTTCTAGTGCTAGTAGGATCATAACAATTACAGTCTCCACAAGGACAATTTATATCACCTTTATTATTTAAACATTCTGTTCGACATCCAAAATAGTCTTTTTGTCTTTCTTTAACTAAATCCCAATTAACACAATCTGTACAAGTGACGCGAGTGTCTTTATCCATTTTATTTTTCACTCCTTTCATTCAAATTCATTATGATAATACATTTCTGCCAAACCTCTTCTGGCATCCTCTTCTGATACGTTATATTCTTTCATAAATTCTTCTGTCAATCTATCATTCATTTTATCCATTGCTACTAAAATCCATTGTTCTTTATTTACAATCATTTATTTATTCATTCCTTTCAACCTATTCTTTGTCACCTCAACATATTTTAAATCAAAATCATTTACAATAAAATTCCTACCAGTATTTTCACAAGCAATTGCTGTAGTTCCACTTCCTACACAACAATCAACTACAACATCATTTTCATTTGTATATGTATTAATTAACATTTCAAATAGTTTTACGGGCTTTTGAGTAGTATGTAACCCTTTTTCAACATTAAACTTCTGTACACTTCTTGGATATCTTTTTCCATCATACTCACCACTTGTACGCTCATACCCTTCACTTGTAGCAAGATTTTCTGTCATGCCTTTTCTTTTAACTTTATATGGTTTCCCTTCAGTGAATTGAGGATTATAAAGCATATTATTTCCACTCTTAGTATAGGTTGTAGCAGATTTTCCAAATACTAATATTTGTTCATGAACTTTAAATGGCTGATGTTTTACATGGACAAAATTACTGCCATTATCTTTCTCCCATATCCATTCATATTTGAACATGTCAAGATGATTAATGACTAAATAACTAGCAAATGGATTTGTAGCAGTTAATACAATTGCACCTGAAGGAGTTAGCATTTTAGTTGCTAATTCAAATAATTTTTTTTCATCAATTGGTAAATCCCATTTATTTGCTGTGACACGATTTTTGCCTTTGAATGTGTATGGAAGATCACATAGGAATAGATTGATTGATTCATCTCCGAATGATGAATGGAGTTTTTCTAGGAATGTGATAGCGTCTAGATTGTAGATTTGATTTAGTTTTATCAATAGTGGATGCTCCTTTCGTTTAAACCATAATTTTTAAATGCTAATTACTTTTTATTTATTAAACTTATCATAAATTCATAGAATAAATCCCTTTTATCCTGAACTGTTTGTTTAAACATTTCATTTGGTTCTCCACACCCTCCAACATCTACATAACTGTCTTCCCATTTTCTTGTGTCTATAATCTCAAAAATAAATTCAATTATATCCTCTTCTGTTTGGAAACTTCCTCTAAACACATTCCACCAATCGTCATTTAATTTTGCCAATTTTTATACCCCCTCTTCTAAAAATTATTTCTAATCCTAGCAAATTTCACTTTTATGCTAATATAATTTTTCGCTTAATTCTTCTAAGAGTTTAAATATTGTATTAATTTCTGTCAGATTGGTATAATCTTGAAGCATGTCTTTAATTAGATTTACATCTTGCTCAATAATATCTAACATATCTATTGCCTCAGATAGTTCTACTTTATTATCTTCAGAATTATATTCTAATCTTTTTCTGTATTCGCTTTTCATTATTAATCAATTCCTTTCTTATCCCAAGAAATACAAATTTTATATGGGTTAGGAAAGGCAATTAAGCCTTCCCTATATTCAATATTATCTAGGTGCAAATTCACCAAAGTATTTTATTTCTTCTTCTTTACGAATTTTTATTGCATCGTCTATATTGTTAAAATAACCTAAATTAATATGCTTTCTGTTAACCATTATCTGTGCCACCCATTTATACCAACCCACTCCAGTAACTCCTGAAGTATTATTTATTGCTAAGCTTAAATTTCTAGAGTTTTCTTTAGATTTGCATATTCTTAAATTATCGTTTGTACAATCTAATGGATCTCTATTTATGTGGTCTACAATAAATCCTTCTGGAGTATCCATAATAAGATTATGTAGTCTAAATTGATTTTTCTCTATATTTGTAGTAGCATATCCAGTATTACTTAATCTCCATTTATAATCTTTTGCCTTATCTAATTTATCAAAAGAAATTTTAACCCTTGCTCTTTCCTTACATTGCCTATCTTCAAGAATTATTTCAGCGTAATTTCTAAGATAATTATAATATTTTTATCCTTAGTTGTACGATCTCTTATTTCTCCTTATCTTTCTATGTGGTGTCTATGTTTTGAGCATAAGTATTTATTTGATTCTTTATTAAACTGTACATATTTATTGCTTTGACATATTTCACATGTTTTAATATTTTTCATATATTCTCCTTTACTTAATAAATTGCTCTAGTGAAATTTTTGACCATGATTCTAATTCTCCTTCAAAATTAAGCAAATCTTCTTTTGAGGTCCAATCCCCAATTAAGGTTTCCGTTTCTTTAACACTAACATCTAATCCGTCAACAGTTACAACGTAAATTAAACCAAGATGTGTTGAATCAACTTCTGTATTATTAGAACAAATCATACCAATTAGATCAATAGATTTGATGTTTGATTTAATATCCATTTCCTCATCTAATTCTCTCATCATACCTGACTTAATATAGTTACCATCTTCACTATCTACACGCTCTAGATGCCCCCCTACGCCCAGAGAATACTTGCCTGTAAGTCTAGCGTCACCTTCAAGTCTACGAGTGATGAAATAGTTGTCAGCACATTTCACCAAACAATATGGAATGATTTGTCGATTATCAAAATTTAGTTCTGCATCATAACGAGGAATGAATTTGCCAACTGAGTTAAAAATATCACTATATTTATTATCTTTGTCTAATTCAACAAATGTGTCAAAATCCTTTGTTAATTCATTGCTTACTACAAATACTTCTATATTACCATATTTAGCTTTTAATTGTTCTTTATTCATCTTTATTTCCTCTTTTCAATTTATAAATTTGTTTTTAGATTATGAGCATTTGCTATAACCACAGGATTTACAACAAATACACGAACCTTCATTAATCAATGGTTCTTTACATTCAGGACAAGAATTTGTGTCATTGATAATTTCTATGCTTTTTAACTCAGTTTTAATCTCTGTGTTTGTATTAATGATTTCAAATTTACTCTTAACATCTTTTACTGCTTGTTTAAGAATATTGGCAATAGCATGAGGACAACTAGCACCTTTACTAACTGGTTTTCCTTTAACTCTAGCATTTGTATATGAAGAACAAACGTCTACACTTTCTAGTTGGTCGATAATATTCTCAATAGGTATGCCACCACGTAATGAAAGTGAAATTAATCTTGATACTGCTTCTTGATTGCTTTTACATGTGCCACTACTACCTTTGTTAGTAAATGTTTGATTGATATTGCCTTTTTCATCCCATGTTACTGTAACATAAGCATTTCCACAACCACTAACAAATTTATAGGTTCTACTATCTGCTACAGATGGTGCTTTAATAACATGCCCTCGATCAATTATTTCAATAATTTCTTCGGTTGTATTACTATTCCCTGTGCTTAATATTTGGTTTTCTCTACAACCATCTCGATAAACGGTAATACCTTTAACCCCACTCTTTGCTGCCATTATGTATACATTACCTACATCTTCTATTGTAGCATTATTTGGCATATTTACTGTTTTTGATATGCTCAAACTTACATATTTTTGAATTTGTGCTAACACTTTCACATGCCACTCAGGAGAAATATCATTTGCAGTTACAAATATACGTTGAATTTCTTTTGTAAAAATATCATCTAATCCTTGAATTGAACCATTATTCTTGGCTATTCTATCTAGAATTTCTTCTGTATATAATTTATTTTCCCTCAAATATTTCTCAAAAACAGAATCAAAAGTATAATATTTATCATTGTCATTATCTGTACGAATTGTTCCTAAAGACCATTCTGGTTCGATTCCACCAGTTGTTTTTGCGATAAAGGCGATAGAACCATTGGGAGCAATACTTGTCATACTTGAGCATCGTACCTCAATATCTTCTTCTTCCCATTTACTGCCTTTCCATGCAGGATAAACTCCTCTTTCTTTAGCTAATTCAATATTGTATTTCAATGCTTTTTCACTAATAAATCCATATAATTCATCAATAAAATCTAAACATTCTTGTGAATCATAAGGTATTTTAAGAGTATATAATAATTGTGCAAAACCCATAGTTCCTAATCCAATAGGTCTTAACATTTTTGTCATATCTTCGATCTTTTTAAGGGGAAGTTTATTCATAGTAATCATATTATCTAAGAATCTGAATGTTAGTTTAATATTTTCTTCTAATTTGACCCAATCAATTTTATTATTTTTAATCACCTTCATTAAATTAATTGACGCTAGATTACAAGATGAATAAGGTACATTTACAAACTCATGGCAGTTATGAACCACAATACCTCCAACTACTCCCCAATGAGTTAATGGTTCTGAAAAGTCATAAACTTTCTTTTTACCTAAATTTTTGATAGTCATTACTTTTGGACTTTTTAATTTAATTAAGTCTATTAAGTCATTAATCTTATATTGTTGCATGAATCCAATATTTTGATAAAAGAAAATTACATCGTTTAATCTACCAATATTTATATCATAACTTTCTTTACACAAATAATCACCATTTGTAAATTTTACTGTAGTTGGTTTGTTTGTAGTGATATATGCTACAATACCGAATTCTTCTAAAGCTTTTTTCAATTGTAATGAGAATACTTTCGAAGTGGTTTTGTAAGATACTCTATGTGTTTTTATTACACATCCATTGGCAGAAAAACAACCTTTTAAGAAGTCTAATCTTTGTTCTTTCGTCCAATTAGTATATGTAATAGGGAATACTCTTTCTGGTAAAGAACTACCATCAAATCCATACTTAAGTAAAGTATTATTATATCCAGTTGTATAATATGCTCTTTTCCCTTCAATTGGTTCTATATTGAACAGATCAAATACTTCTTTATCCTTATCTCCAATATGTATTTCTAATCCTAGATGTGCCTCAGAATTAATTCTTCCAATACCTCCATCTCCTTGTAAAAAACCTAATTGAACAAATAAACTTTTAGACATGTTTGTTTTTCCAAAGTATGGCATTACTCTTTTCTTTAATGCATGTTGAATTTCGCATTCTGTACCATTATCCAACATAAATGTGTGATTGGGAGTGCATTTCATTACTTGTTTATTGCTCAATTTTACTTCTATAACTTCTTTTTCTCCACTACACCAAACATTACCATCAGATACATCGCCATTGAAATTAATAACCTCTACTGTTTTTCCTGTTAATTCTCCAAATGTTTTATATCCTTCTACCGTTAGTAGTTTCATATCTTCTGTGAAACATGGATTTCCATAAACTTCCAAATTAATATGCGGATTCATATTTCCTTCATCCATATTAGTTTGATAGCTAAGACCTGGTTCTCCTGTTTTATGAGCACATTGCATTATTTCATTCCATAAGTCTATTGCTTTAACAGTTTCATATACTAATCCGTTAAATTTTAAGTCCCAATTACTATTTTTCTCTACTGCTTCGACAAATTCTCTTGTAATACTGACTGAAATGTTCATGTTATTTAGCTCACTGGTATCATCTTTTGAATGCACAAAGGAAAAAATTTCGGGATGATCACATGGTAAATCAATTTTAATTGCACCATTTCTTTTATTTCCTTGTTTAACTCTATTAACTACTTCATTAAAGATAAACATAAATGATACTACACCTGAAGCATTAGATCCAGAAGATTTACAACTTGCTCCATTAGGACGAATTTTTCTCATTGAAAATCCTGCTCCACCAGACATTTGAAAAATCTTAGCACATTCTGCCACCGTTTGAAAAATTCCTTCAATATTGTCTTCAATGTCAACAATAAAGCAAGAACTTAAAGATTGCGAAAGAGTTCCAGCATTAAAGATACATGGAGAAGAAGGAATAAATTCCATATTATTAATTTTTTCGTAAAATATATCTATGTAATAAGAAATATCTTTTTCGTTTTCAGCTTGAGCAATATTAGTTGCAACTCTTACAGCTATATCTGACCATGAATGTTCAATTAATTGTTTTTCATTATCTCTTAAAAAATATCTTTTTTCTAATAGTTTTTGTACGTTGTCATCTATTTTAGTCATTTTAGTCAATTGTGCTTCCTCCAATATTTTATTTATTATTACTATAATCCAATCAAAAGATTATTTTATTTACTTTTATCAATCTTCAACAATCTCATATGTCATTTCAAAAATGTCTGCTTTACAAGGATATCTTTCACCTTTTACACCTGTAATAATATAATCTCCTTTTGTAATTAGGTGTTTTCCTTCCAAAGTATCTATGTATGGAATAGCTCTTTCTTCTTTCTGACATTTATCTCTATATTCTTTACCATTTCTACAATTGAATTTGCATTCTGATTCTCCTCTTTCCCCATACGCTAAACATCTAAAACCATCTTCTAGACCATAGCGATAAATTTCTGCTTCAATAATTACTGGTTTCTTTTTATATCTTGTCATTTTATTTCCTTCTTTCTTGTAAATCATCCAACTATAATTTTAATCTTCAAAAACAATCAACTACACTAAAACTACACAACACAGGAGTACCATCTTCTCTTTCTGCCAAAAATGTTTCTTTAATTATATCTAATCTTAATAATTTTACTTTATATGTATCACAATAATCTAATACCTTTCTAGCATCATTATTCGTAACTTTGCTCCTTTCACTTATTACCAATTTATTACGCACTAAACCACCTCCTTAAATCAATTTAACTCCAATGATTATTTTTCCTCAAAATCTCAACAACATCTTCAGCATAACTCTCATCAACATTAATTACAAAATATTTATTACTAGTGCTTTTACTATCCTCAGACCTTCCCTCTCTAATATTCTTAAGTATCCTAGATAAATCAATTTGATCTTCCTGCGAAGTGTATTTATATATGTCTTCATGTTTGATAATTAAATATTTGTTAAAATCAATACCACTTAAATCAATATTACTCAAATGTTTTTATTCACATCCTTTCTCAACAGTTTCCACAATAATTTCATCATTGATTAAATCAACTTTAATCATTTTATCTCTATCGCCATAAAACCATTGATAATTATTTTCAGAATAACAAAGGTTTCGAAATCTAATTTCAACAGGATTGGTAGAACCCTTATTTAAGAATCTATTACAAACACTATGTTGTAGGCAGTTGGAATTAGTGCATAAGCAGAAATCGAACACTAACTATTTCTCAATCCTTTCATCCTAAAATCTTTTACTTCTTTACCATATTCTATTAAGATTTCTTTGCGATAATAACCAATTTTACTTGTATCTTGATCAAAACAATACATAAAGTTTATTTTATCAGTATAATTATTTTCATATTCTTCTTTACTTACTTCAGCCCAATTAGATCCGTCCATTGCATCTTTTAGAATTTTTATATGTATTCACCTCTTTATATAAAGGGATTATAGTTAATTTTATATAACCCCTTTATATATTATTTATGTATTATACGTTGGTATATTTCAAAATACTTGCCACTAATTGTTCATTTGTAGAAGTAAGTTTTTTGACTGTGACTTTACTAATTAATTCACTAAATTTAAACATTTAATCACTTCCTTAATTTAATAAATTATTTTACAATTTATAATGATTAACCAATTTTTTTGTAGTATGTAGTGATGTTTGTGTCATTGTTTTTACTGAACATGAAGTTTGATGTGTCAGCAGGATTGTATTCTTGGAAAAAGCATTGTGTCCATTGACCGTCTTTACTATTGATGATTTTTGTGGGATTCATTTTTGTTTTCACCTCCTTTCTGTATTTATATTGTAACATGTGGGGAGTTTGATGTCAAGGAATTTTATTTATTGGTTTGTTTGGTTTATTAGTAGTAACTCTTTAAGGTAAGTTTTTCTATTGAAATCTGCTTTCTTTTTTATTGCTCTATTTACAGTTTCTTTATCTCCAAAATGAAATACTTTTTGCTTTGCCCTTGTTAATGATACATACATCAGATTGCTATTGAGCATAAAAGTATGTGCTTTAGGAGTTATCATTATAACTATTTTGGCTTGCCCTCCTTGAGATCGGTGAATAGATATACTATATCCAAGCTTAACATTTAATAAATCATTTTTAGTATAAATAACTAATTCATCAAACATTATAATTGCTTTTCCATATTCTATCTTAACAATTTTCCCAATCTCTCCATTTGCTACAAAAGTTTTATCATCTTCGTCGATATAATTATCATTATATCTTATTGCTTTGTAATTATTCACTGACTGAATAACAAGATCATTCTCATAAAATTTTGTATCTCCAATTTGAATATGCATATTTCCTGATAATACATTAGGATTTGCTATAGGTTGTAAGTGTTTATTTATTGCTACTGTACCATAATCTCCAACATTATATGAAGATAAAATCATGATATCTTCTATAGAATTTCCTGATGATAATAGTTTTTTATATACTCCCATAACATTTTTCATTATATTTTCTTGCAACATAGGAACAAACATATATCCTTTATCATCACCAAATATTTGTGGATTCTTAGAATCTTCTAAGAATTTTTCACCATTTCTTGTTTTTGTTGCTACAGTTAATACCCCTCCTTCACCATATCTAAATATTTGAGTAAGAGAAACTATTGGAATTAAATTTGAATTAATTAAATCATAGAAAACATTACCTGCTCCAACAGAAGGAATTTGGGAAGAATCTCCCACCATCAACAATTTAGTTTTAGAAAAATCAATTGCTTCTAATAAATGTTTCATTAAAAATACATCTGTCATCCCAAATTCATCGACAATCACTACGCTATATGGTAATTTACTTTCTTCGTTATAACCCCATATTGGGGGTTTATATAATAATCCTCTGTGTATTGTTGATGCAGATTCTTTAGTAAATTCAGCAAGAACTTTACTCGCTCTGCCAGTTGGAGAAAATAAAGCAAATGATCTATTAGTATCCTTCAACATATCAATTACTGATTTAGTTGTAGCACTCTTCCCTGAACCGGCATTTCCATTCAATATACAAACATTAGAATTACATACCATAGGTAAAATTTTATGTTGTTGATCCGTAAGAACAATATCACCATTATTCTTATATTTTTCTGTATCTATATTCCATTTATTTGTTAACTTCAAACCATCGAGTATTCTTTTAGCAATATATAATTCTGTTTGATATGTTTCTTCTAATGCAACAGTGTTTAAACCTTTATCAAAGTGAATATCCTTATCATTCTTAATAATATCAACAAAGTGTTCAATACATTTTTTTGCTAAAGATTCGGATTGTTTTCTTAAAACTTTAATATCAATTTTAGTATTTCCATCATTCTCATTTTCTTCTAGTAAAAACATAATTGCTGATTTTTGTCTTTGGCTAGAAGTTTGTAAATCAAATGTGAAATCAATTGGTGGTTTTTCTCCCTTGTTTTTCATTGCTATACAATCTTTATTAAACTCAAGAAGTATTTTATCTGCTGTTTTGAAGGCTATTCTGGATAATCCACACAAACACTTATACGGATTATCTTGTAGTTTTTCTTTAATCTTATCCACTGAACCATATTTATCATATAATGCTTTTAATATTTTAAATTCAATAAATCCTTTAAATTCCGTAACTAACTCTCCTAATACAAAGTTTTCAATGATTTTTCTTTTGATTACCTCAAATCTAACTTCTCCAATATTGTATAATTTCTTTAAATCAATATCTTCTAAACGATTATTAATAACTCTATCAATAATATCTGGATATTCTCTCATTACTTCATCAACTTGACTAGTGCTGTCTAATATACTTTGCAGAAATAATCTAGTAGAAGTTTCTGTTTTTGGTATATCTCTTCCTATATTAATTACTTTATAAGATATACCATTTTTACCTTCTTTTTCTTCTGATTTTATACTGTACTCAATTCCTATCTCAAGATCAGGTAGATTGCCCAAAATACTAACATTGCCATATGTGTTTTGTGATATATGTGGATATTTAGTTGCGTCAACTTCTAAGGCATATATTTTATAATCATCTGTATTGTAGGGGTTTGCGACTACAACGCCTTTAAATTCGTAAATTATTTTATTTTTCAATTATTTACCCTGCTTTCTAATATACATCATAGTTGATAAGTATCTCTTCATCTTCATCTGACTTCATCCACTTGCCACCAACGTTCTTTGTCTTCTTTTGAGTTTTGAATTCATTGACTTTTAAGACATCATACAACTTGAATATATTCTCATTAAATATCTTCCTATCTTTAATTTTTGTTTTCATTTCTTTTCCATTATTTATTTGCCTTAAAGTTACGTAAGGTTTTGATTTATCTTTATAGGTTTCAAATTTAACCACTATATAAAAACTATCCCCTGCTCCTTCATTAATATATTTAGCATATTCTAGATAATCCATTTCAAACTTAACTTGATCTTTAATTGACATTGATTTGTCTTCTATTGTTTGAATAATCTCTCTAACATATCCTATCATATCTAATTCTTTATAAAGTGTTTCAGTTGTTTTATTACTATATTTTTTTAACACATCTTCATTGATATTTAATTTAGCAATATCTTTGAAATTAATTTGTTTACGACTTGCAAAGGTATCATATATATCTATAATTTGTAAAAGTTTTTTATTCTTACCAAATCTTTTAAAGAAATCTAGTCCAGTTAATATTTTTAGTTGCCTTGAATTAGTTGAAGTATTTTTTATATCTTGCAATAGAGTTACAAAATCAGTATATTTAGTTTGTTGTGCTAAATCATATAACTCTCTAGCTACTTGCCCATTGAGAAATTTGATTGAAGTTATAGATTTATATATTGTATTAGTATTTCTGTCAAATGAATATGTATCTATGGAATTTCCAAATTCAATATCCGATAGTTTTATATTAAAATAAGGCAATTCTTCAAGAATTTTATGAGTCTTTTCTGTATCAGAATCATATTCATTTAATATAACGGTGTAATATTCTAATGGATAATTCGCTTTTAAATATGCACCATATAAACTATCCCAAGCTACGGATAGGCTGTGACTAGCATTAAAACTGTACCGAGATGCCGCCTCCACTACTTGCCATACCTCTTCAAAATTTTCATCATTTCCTACATTTTTTATAAAACCTGCAATCAATTCGCTTTTAAGTTCTGCTATTTCTTCCTCTTTAAATTTTTTCTTTGCAATCTTTTTGATAATGTCATAAGTATGATCTTCTTTAAGACCACACCATACTAAAAATGCCATAATCGATTCTTGATATAACATAAAATGATATGAAGGTTTAAGAATATCATCAATTTCCTTAGTTCCTGTTGAATATTCATTTCTCTCTAAAAATGTATTAAGCAAACTTGCAAATCCTGGTCTAATCGCAGCCACAAAACCAGAAATCTCTGCTACATTAATTGGGCAATACCTCTTAACAAAAGTTGTACTTAAATCAGTGTCCACTTGATTTAATGTTGCAGTTAATCCATTTTTATATAAGTCCCAAACCTTATCATTAAGTAACTTCTTTAATTCTCGAATATTTGGAATTGGTTTATCAAGTAATTTAAAAGTATCTGATACAATTTTCCAAACTTTAACTGTTAAAAAATCATTTTTCAAGTATTTCCAAACATCAGAGGTATACCCATCAATACATGCACAAATTTGATCCCCTACTCTTAGTAATCCTAATTCTTTAGATATTGGTTTATTTAACATGACAAAACTACATGGACTTGGAGATATGCTATCTATCACACCTATAAATTTTTTCGATTCTTCAATTAAGTCTTTCCATTGTGGATCTTTAGCATATTTCTCTACATCTTTACCAACTTCATTGTATTGATCCATTGGCATATCATATGCTCTACATATATTTCTAAAAGCAGATGACTCTTTCATAGTCCCTATGGCATACATATAGTAAACATTATCTTCTCCTAAAATATCCTTAGAAGCTTTAATTGGCGCATCTACATCCGACCAATTAAAGTCAATATCTGGTAAAGATTTAGATTCTAGAATTCTTGAAACAGTCATAAATCTTGAAGGATAAAGTGGAACTTCAGATTCAAACCGATCTATTTCTGTAAATCCTAAAAGTTTGTTTACATAGAAGCTCACAGCCGATCCTCTCCCCGTCCGAGTAAGAATGCCATTATATACATTAACTGCTCTATCAATAATTCTCTCATTTAATAAGAAATAATCTGCCATATTTGTATTTTTAATTGTATTATATTCAAAAGCAATTCCATCTTGGTATTCTTTATGTCTTTTTAGATCAATATTTTTCTTTTCTTCCTCCCATTTTTCTAAAATAATCGATTTAAGTTTTTTATTTGAATCTTCATTGGGATAAATGGTTGGCATTTTAACTTCTTTTGTGAAAACCAAATCTTCACATTGATCAAATATTAATGTATTATTTAGTGACTGGATAATTTGATTACTTGATAAAACATTTTGAACTTTATATCTTTCAACTATAGTATCATAATCAGGATAATCTAAGATAAATCCTTCTTCTTCTTCATATCTTAAACCCTTTCCTCTTAGAAATAAATCTCTGTCATGTCTTTGTTCTGGATAGATATAATGCGAGTCATTAGCATGAATAATTGGAATATTAAATTCTCTAGCTAATTTAGTTATTTTTATATTATGTACAACTTGAATTTGATGAGCATGTGCTTGTGTTTCTAGGTAAAAATTATTACCAAAATGTTTTGCTATAGGTTCTAAAAATATGTTTGTAGTATCATCATCTCTTAATATTCCAGCAACACAAGCAGATGTGATTATGAAATTATTAGGATTTAACAAAAGCAATAAGTTTAAATCGATTCTTGGTTTATAGTAAAATCCTGTCTTATTTGATTCGGACATTATCTCATTTAATTGATAAAATGCATCTTGATTTTTACCAATAATGATAATATGACTATTTTTATTATCTTTTTCAAATCTATCTTTTACAATGTATAATTCTGCTCCAAAGATCATCTTAATATCATTCTTTTGACATAAATCATACATTTCTAAAAAGTTCCCACCCCACCCATGTTGAGTTGTAAATAGAGTAGTATGATTTAATTCTTTTGCTCTGTCTATGTAGTCTTGTGGTTTTACTATACAATCTAATGTTCTTATGTTTGATCCGTGATCGTGGCGATGGAAATTATTATATCTCAATTATACGTCCTCCTCTATAAAACCAAATTTCCAATTTTTATATGTATGACGTTCTTTTCTTAATACAGTTTGAATACCACTGCCAATTAAATCATGTTCTCTTCCAAATTGATTTGAATTATAAAATGTATATCTAATGCCTTCTGGTGATAATCCCCAAGCTTCCTTTTTAGATACATGTCTCAAAGAAACAATATTCGATTTAGCTGTGTTTTCTGCTTTGGTTATCCATTCACAATTACTTGGTTCATAATTACCATCATTTTCTATTCTATCTATTGTCAACCCCTCTTTATATCCATTATTTAAAGCCCAATCATAGAATTTAATAAATCCATTGTTTATATCCATCCATTCATCGCATATAGAAATCCCTCTTGCTCCATAATTTTTATATGGTCTAGATTTGGGGTTATAACACCTATCTTTCATATTATGAAATACTGAATATAATTTTATTTCGCTTAATCCATGTGTTTTATTTATACATCCACACGAAGTAGTATGGCCTAGTCTTAAACTTGTTCCATCAACATATTTTTCATTACCATCGCATTCACATCTAACTAACCAATGCACTCTTTTTCTTTTTTCACCAACGTATTTATATTTGTTTAATACAGTTAATTTTCCGAATACTCTCCCTTCCATATTTATCATCAATCCATTAGTCCTTCCATCCACGACAAATCATCTTCATCAACCTTATTATTTTTATTTTTAAACATATCTAATTTCTCAAGATATTCCCTATAAGGTTTATGAATCAAACTGCTATATCCATTCAAATTTGCTAAAAAATAACTTTCTGTATCAGTTACCTCTTGCCACCATATTTTATTATCCAATGTTTTCTTATATTCAACTTGTTTCTCTTTAATTTCTTCTACTATCTTAACAATATCATTAAGTAATTCTTGAATAGATTCATTATCTAAAGATATTTCAACATAACAGTCTTTAACCACAAATTTACTTTTAACATCTTCAGGTAAATAATCTATAGAATTATCAACTACCATTTGACTAAGATAATCATCAATTTGTTCTTCTGTAAATTTACTATCTGATTTTTTCAACCACATTTTGGCATTTGAAGATAAACTATTTCCTATATCATTTCTTTCAATGATTCTACTTTTTAATTTTCCATTTGCTTGCATACATTCCACTTCAACATATTTTAGAAACGCCCATCTAGCTATAATCTGATCCATTGGTATGTTTAGTTTCTTATGAACACCATAACTATATAAAATAATTTGGCCTTTTTCCTTATCAATTTTTTTACCTTTATATATACTTGATGTTTTAAAGTCAGTAATTACACATATATCTTTATCGTTTCTTTTTTCCATATGAATAGCATCTATATAAGCTTGAACTAAAATATTATTTATTTTTATTGGGACAAAAACTTCACACTTTAATTTATATGGAATTTTCTGATGATTCTTAAAAAAATGTCTCATACATGCTTCATATTTATTACCTATCTTTTTATTTTTATCCTCGTCACTTCTATCATATTTTAAACCACCTATAGTAAATTCAAATAATTTTTCCTCAAATATTTCTATCATATCCTCATATGATATTTCTTTATTATAATATTTCTCTAATATATCATGCGATGCGTTACCGAATACTCCATAAATTGAATCTTTTCTGTCTTCTGGTATTTTAAGTATGTATTTAAGGTAAAAGGTGTAAGTGTCTCCTTTGTATTGATTGTATTTAGACCATGAGTATATCTCATCACAATCTAGTTTATTAGCTATTAATTGAATTTCTTCAAACTGTTTTCTCAAGTCTTTTGTCCCTCTCTTTTATATATTTTTTCTGTTCTGATTCGTCATAAGTAACTCGATGCTTTAGTAAATATCTATATACTTTCTCAGGTTTATCTGCTGGAGATTCTTTTTCTTCTAGTAATCCATATTTATCAAATATATAACTTACTGTACGAATCCCATAGAATTTCTCACACATACTTCTAACATGTTGTAAAGAAACATCTTTATCCATACAAATTACTATTTCTGTGTTTAATGAAATTAATATTTTTACTTGTTCTTCGGATATATCATGAGATCCTATAGACACGCCAGTTCCATCTTTTCTACTATGTCTTTTTAATGTTGATTTCTCCGATTCGAATACAACAACTCTATTTTCTTCTTGAATTGTTTTGTAATTTTCTTGTAATCCATACAAATGCATTGACTTAGGAAACTTTTTCAAAGGAAAATATTTAGGGATGTCTAACATTTTATATTCAGGAATTGTGGTTCTTCCAATCACTCCAACAAAATCATTTTCATCTCCCGACCAAAATCGCCACGGAATTATGATTCTTTTCTTTTCTGCACTATAACCTATTTTAAATAACTCACAGGTAAAGGGTAGAATACCATCCTCCTTTATCCAATCAATGTGAGGTAATGGAATGTACTCTTTAATAATTCCTTCATCATACAACTCAATGTCATCAATGTTTACAATGCATCTTTTTCTTTTGACTTTCTTAAATACGTTCAATGGATCTTCTTTATCAGATTTATCTTCCTTCGTGGTTTTAAATTTATATTCTAAACCAAATAATTCATGTAAATATTTATTAGCTTTTGAAAATGAAATATTTTTTATAGTTTGACAAAGAGTAAATATATCTCCTCTGATTACTTCTCCATCAGATTGAAATATTTTAGTAGATAAAGTTTCTTTGTTTATTGCAATAGTATTATTAGATGTGTGTCCTGGTAAACCTGCTCTATATTCTTTTGTATATTCCTTAACACCATGACAATCTAGGGATTTTAATATCTCCTGTATTTTATCATTCTCTAATATGTATTGCTTGAGATCAATATAATTCATTCAAGTATATTCACTACCTTTACTTAACTATTTTTGCATCAAATCCATATTTTTCATATAAATGACTATTGTTAAAATTTTTTATTTTTATCTCCTCATTTAATCTTACTATAATAGCATCATCTAATTCATCAAAATAACCTAAATGTTTTTTCTTTCCATAAAATATCTGTAAATGCCATTTATTCATCTGTTTGTTAAAATAAACTCCTTGGCAACCACTACTATTATTTATATTTGGGTTCCTATTAACATTATTTTGTCTATGATCTGTAGTTCTGAGATTATATTTACGATTATTACTTTTTTTTCTATCGATATGATCAATTTCTATTTCTGGATTATTGACACCCATAATAAGCCTATGTATTCTAATTGTTTGTTTTTCGTCTTCATCATTTTCTGATATACTAGAAACAATATATCCTCGTTTGTTTTTATGCCAACAATATACTTGTATCTTATCATAGTCTTCTAAATCAAATTCAAAGTAATTATTTCTAAAATCATAACCTATACTATATTCACCAGTTAAATCATATGTATTAGTTTTGCTACATCTAGCAATATTAACTTCTTTTTGCAAACATCCACAACTTCTAGTATTTCCATTTCTTAAACTAGTTCCATTTACTGTAAATATAGTTTTAAGATGACAACTACATTGAACAATCCAATGACACACCCTGTGTTTATTAATGTGAGAAAACTCTAAAACTAATAATCTATCAAATGTTTTCCCTTTTAAATCAATTATTTTTCCCATATATAATATCCTTACCAATCCATAGGTATATTAACTATACCTAATTCTTTATATAAATTTCTCGAATAATCATTTTCGCTGATAATCTGAAATTCATCTGTACTTCCAAATCTATTCTTAGTGACAAATATAATAGTATAAGACTTATTTTTGTCAAGTTTAAATGGTATGCGAGTAAGTTTATTTTTACCTTCTAATCTAAAACATTTTAATTCATTTTTACCACCTTCAAATTCATCATCAAATGGTTTTCTTATCATTAAATTTGTTGATGCTACATCTACGATATTC